GGCCCCGCTCGGCGAGTCCCCGCCCGCCCCGTCGCTGCCCCGCGCCCCGGAGGCGCCCCCGGCAGCGCCTGCGACCGCCGTCGCAGCCCCGCCGCCCCCGCCGCCCGCCGCCCCAGATCCGACGCCCCCGCCGGCGCAGCGCGTCACGGTCGCGTCCAACGGCACGGTGACCAACGAGATCGGGGGCGCCTGATGGCGGCCACGTTCAGCCCGGCCCTGGCCACGGCCCGCGACCGCATGCGCTTCGACCTCGGGGACACGAACGTCGGCGCGGTCAAGGCGGCCGGGGCGGACCCGCTGGCGCTCCCGGTCGATGACGCGGTCTACGACGGCGCCCTGGCCCGGCGGGGCGGCAGCGAGCGGCAGGCGCTGATCGACCTGGCCGAGGCCCTGATCGCCAAGTACGCACAGCTGGAGACGAAGGCCTCGGTTGAGGGCGTCGAGTCCGCGGAGTGGGGCAACCGCCTCACCGCCTGGCGGGCGCTGGCCACCCGGCTGCGCGGCGAGCTCGCCAGCGAGGCGCCGACCACGCCGGGGCGCGGCTCCTTCAGCGTGACCCGCCCCACGCGCCCGGGCCGGGAGGGCGGCGCCGAGTACTACGCGAGCGGGCGCGAGCCGCTCGAGCGGGACTACTAGATGCCCGCCCCGATCTCCCCCGGCGGGCGCGCGGCCCTGCGCGCGATCCGCGAGGATGAGCTCAGGGAGCGCGGCGTGGGCGGCGCGGCGTGGGTCGTCACCCGGCGCAGCGGCGACGGCGTGGGCGCCGCGACCACCGTGGCCACCGTCGGCACCATCGCCGCCCTGATCGGCGAGCGACCGGCGGGCCAGCAGGGGAGCGCCGCGCCCGGCAGCCTCGTGGGCAAGGTCAGCTGGGAGGCGATCATCACCGGCGCCGCGCCCGCGCTGCTGCCCGACGATGTGCTCACCAGCGTGGCCACGCCCGCGCACGCCTTCCGCCTGCGCAGCGTCACCGATAGGCGCCTGCATGAGACCTGGGAGGTCGTACCCACATGAGCCTGACCACCGACATCAGCGGGGCGCTGAAGGGCCTCGACGCCTTCGTGGCGCGCCAGGAGGCGAAGATCTCGCGGGGCCTGCGCGCCGCCGCCAGCGACGCCCAGAGCGCCATGCAGCAGACCTCAGCCCACGGCGACGTGACCGGCGCGACCCGGGCCGGGTACCGGGCCTACGTCGTCGGCGGGTCGCTGGGCGACCAGGCCGCCGCGCTTCAGGCGATCAGCTCGGCGATCGCCGTCGTCGAGGCGAAGAACCCCGGGCACTCGGCGACGGCTGAGGGCCACATCGGCGCCGACAGCTGGGGCGTGGTCCTGACCTGCCCCACCGACTACCAGCGCGAGCTGGAAACGGAAAACGCCGGCGAGAAGGCCGTGCTGGCGCCGACGTTCGCGGCCTACGTGGATGAGCTCACCGCACGCGCGGCAGAGGGGAGATAGGGATGGATGACCAGCGGATCCTGGCCCTGCTCAAGACCATCATCGATACGCACGGGGGGTCGGTCGATCTCTCGCCACGCTACGGCTACGAGGGCGCCGACGGCGAGGAAGAGGACGGAGGACTCGTGCGCGTCGCTATCGAACTGCTCGACGTGCAGGTGGCCGGCGAGGGCTACGGCATGGCCGGCGCCCTGCACGACGCCATCGCACGGGCTCAGACAGCGCTCGCGGCGCTCATCCCCCTCGAGGATCGATGAACACACCTGAGCGCATCCCGCTGCGCCGCGTCATCCTCGTGATCGCAACCTGGAGCGAGCCGGGCTACCAGCTGCCCGACGGGCGGATCATTTACGCCCCCCGGTCGGGCAGCATCCGCGCCGACACGCTGGAGACGATTCAACGGGAGTACCCGCACGCGACCCTTACCGTGGTCGAGGAGCCCGCCCCCGATGCCCCCTGACCTCGCCACCCTGAACGGCCTGCTCTACGCCCAGCTCAAGACGGCGCTGGCGGGCGGGGCGGTGCGCGCGGCTCTGGGCGCCGGCGCGGCCTCGATCATCCCCGCCGAGAAGCTGCGCCAGGAGCCCCGCCCCGCCCGCCCGCTGCTCGTGTGGCGCGGCGGGTCGGTGGGCGGGCAGTCGGGCGACATGCGCCCGATCACCGGCGTCTGGTGGGCCTACGACGACCCGGGCCAGGGCTACGCCCGCATTGACGCCCTGGTGCCGCTCATTGAGGCGGCGTACCCCCGCGACGCGCTGGCGTGGGGCGAGACGCGGATCACCCTGATCGGCCAGGCGACGGAAGACGCGACCCTCGACGGCCTGCTCGTGCGACCGGTCCAACTTACCTACAGGAGGCTCAGCTAGCCATGGCCTACACGTACTATCGCCCGAGCGGCTTTCGGCGGGCGATTATCCAGACGCTCGGCACGGCGATTGCCGGCAGCAGCGCCACCGACACGTTCACCGCCGCCGCAGATCACGGCCTCGCCGTCGGCGACCTCGTCGCCTTCACCGCGATCGGCGGGGCGTCGGGGATCGCCCTGCTCACGCGCTACTTCGTGGTCAACGTCGCCGACTCGACCCACCTGAAGATCAGCGCCACGAAGGCCGGCAGCCCGATCACCATCGGCACCGGCTCGGCACAGTCGCTGGTGCCGCTGATCGAGACGCAGTTTCACCTGGCGCAGAAGGCCGGCGTGAGCCCCGAGACGGACTCGATCACCTGGGAGGGCGACAACCTCAAGATCAAGCAGGAGGGCCTGGCGGGCCTCACCCTGCAGCTGGACCTCGACGCCGTGCCCACGAGCGCCCATCGCAGCGTCTTCGGCAAGGGCACGATCACCGGCACGCTGGCCGGCGGGCTCACCAGCGCGCTGGGCTTCGGCGGCGGCAACGATAAGGGCGGCGTGAGCGTCGGCGTGCGCCTGGAGACCGACGCGATCAAGGTCGTCAACGGCGTCGAAAGCAGCGTCGTCTTCGGGCGCTACTTCCCGATGGGCACGCTGACGCTCAAGGGCGCCGGCGATGTGCAGACCGGGGCGAAGCTGGGGCTGACCAGCTACTCGTTCGCCGCCAGCCGCACCGCCGTGGATCTGCTGGGCGTGCCCATCGTGGGTGCCTCGAGCGACGGCGAGTTCTTCTACGACGGCGAGGTGGGCTAGTGCCTGACACCTGGCCGCTCTCGCAGATCGGCGAGGCCGAGGTCGCCATGCCCGACCTCTACGCCATCCTCGCCACCGTGGACGCCGTCCCGAGCCAGGTCATGATCGACGTGCTGAACCTGCTCGACGGCGAGGGCGCCGAGCTGCCCACGGCGGACCCGGCGCTGAAGTTTCTGCGCAAGCGCAACAAGATCCGGGGCATGTACTCGCTGGCCTCGCTCATCCTGGTGCGCCCGCGCCTGGTGCTGGGCCGCGCGCCGGGGGAGGGCGAGATCGGCCCGGATCGGCTGAGCTGGGGCGACGTGGAGGGCCTGTTCTTCGGCTACTTTTGGCAGGGCCGTCGCCTCTCGGCTAACCTGCCTCCCCCGGATAACGACGCTTCAGGGCCTTCGGAGCCTGCACCACCAGGCGACGACCTACCACCGTCGCCCGAGTGAGATCGCCGGGGTCACTGACCCCCTGGCCGCCTTTGTCTTTGACCAGGCCGTGATCGTCGCCGGGAGCTACGGCCCGCCGGCAAAGAAGCGGGGTGATCTGTGACCTCCTACGACGCCGGGGCGGCGGCCGCCAAATATTCTCTGGATGCAGGCCCCTTCTACGCCGAGATCGCGCGCATCAAGGCGGCCTACGCCCAGCTGCGCACCCTCGGCGGCCAGGCGGCCAGCGGCGCCCAGACGGTGATCCCGGCGAGCGCGGCCCCGGCGGGGCTGAAGAACGTCACGCCGCAGCTGCAAAGCCAGGCGGCGGCGGCGCAGCGGGCGCAGCGCGAGACGCTGGCCCTGGCCCAGGCCGAGGCCCGGCTCATGCAGGCGCAGGGCAACCTCCCCGGGGCCATCCAGCGCATCAACACGGCGCTGGCCACCCAGACCGAGCGCACGCGCGGGGTCATCGGCGCCGAGACGCAGCTCGCCCGCCTCGAGTCGCAGCGGGCGGGCACGGGCGCGGGCGGGGCGCCCATCCTCCCCCGCACCATCGCGGGCCTCTCGGACACCGCAGCCACCTTCGCCAGCACGGCGGCGGGGCTCGCGGGCGCCGTCGGCGTCGCGGCGGTGGCGCTGCGCTCCTTCGGCGAGGCCTTCGCGTTCAGCGCGCAGATCGACGCGACCAACCGCTCGATCGCGGCCCAGCTCGTGGGCGTGCGCGACTACCAGCGCACCTACGATGAGGCGCAGGCTTACGGCGAGCGCTTCAAGCTGACGCAGGGGGAGATCGCCGGCGTCCTGCAGGCGTCGATCCCGATCATGCGCGCCAGCCAGGCCAGCACGGGGGAGATCTTCGGCGCCCTCCAGCGCCTGACCATCCTCAACCCCGCCGAGAACATCCAGGGCGCGGCGCTCGCGCTGAAGGAGCTCCAGTCGGGGGACATCACCTCGATCGTCGAGCGCTTCAACGTCTCGCGGGCCTCGGCGAACAAGATGAAGGCCGAGATCCAGGGCGGCGCCGACGCGGTGCGGGTGCTCGACACCTACCTCCAGGGCGTCAACGCCACCTCGGCGACCCTGAGCGCGCAGCTCGACGGGCCGCTCGGCAAGCTCAAGGAGATCGCGCGGCAGCAGGAGGAGCTGAAGCTCGCCCAGGGCCAGCTGGCCATGGGGCCGGGCATGGCCGTCACGGAGACGTGGATCGACTCGCTGCGGGCGGGGACGCGCCTGTTCACCGGCGACTGGAAGGCGCTCACCGCGTCGATCCAGCAGGGCATCCCCACCGACCCGATCGTCGCCTGGCTCTACGAGCTGGCCCACGCCGACGATGCGCTCATCCGCCAGGCCGACGCGCACAGCCGCAACGCTGGCGCCGCCCGCGCCAACGCCCTGGCCATGCAGCAGGCCACGGCATCGACCCAGCAGGCCGCCGGCGCCTCGAACGCCGACGCACAGTCGAAGATCCTCGCCGCCGCCCAGGCGGACATCCTCAAGGTGCGGCAGAACCTGCTGAACCAGGAGCTGGATCGCGCCGCCGCGTCGGGCGAGCCGGTGGCGGCGGCCGCCGCGCGGATCGCCGCGGCCTACGCCGGCACCGAGGCCCCGGCGATCATGAACATCATCGCCCTGCTGCGCGAGAAGGCCGCGCTCGAGGGCGGGGCGGCAATCAAGCCCGGCTACGGCGGCACGGCCCCCGGCGACGTGGCGCGCTCCGAGGCCGCCGCGAAGGCCGCGCAGGACCGCCTGCTCACCGAGCGGGCGATCATCCAGGCGACCGGCACCACGGCCCAGCGCCTGGCCAACGTCAACCAGCAGCTCAAGATCGCCGGGCTCACCACGGAGGAGCGCCGGGCGCTGCTGGTGCAGCAGGCCACGCTGACCAAGCAGCTCGCTGACGAGCAGGCCGCCGCCGCCGACAAGGCCGCCCGCGCCGCCGCGAAGAACCCCGCGCTCTCCGCCGACTTCCGGGCCGACCTGGCCCTCGAGGGCACGGCGCAGGAGAAGCTGATCTTCTTGCAGCAGAAAAAGGCCGAGCTTGAGCGCCGGGGCAAGACGAGCAGCCTCGAGTACAAGCAGGTGCTGATCGAGCTCCAGAAGATCGAGAAGAGCCGCCAGGAAGAGATCGCGCAGGCGCAGCAGCGGATTGAGGAGCGCACGCGCGACCACTACCGCCAGCTGCGCCAGATGCAGGAGGACTACGAGCTGTCCAGCAGCCGGCGCACGGAGGACTACCAGCTTGATCGCCAGCGCCTCCTGGCCGAGGGCCGCATCTTCGAGGCGCGCCAGCTCGAGCAGCGCTACAGCCTTGAGCAGCGCCGGGCCGCCGAGGACGCGCAGCGGGCGCGGGCGCGCCAGGGCGAGGACTACGGCACCGACGTGGCGAAGACCGCGCGTGAGGCCGGGATCGTCGCGGGCCAGGCCGCCGCGCAGGCCCGCGCCGCCGTGCCTGCCGTGCCTGCGGCGGCCGTCGCCGCCCAGGCCGGGGCCAGCCAGGCCGCCGCCGTGCTCGCCGCCACCGCCGCGCAGCGCCCTGGGCCGATCCAGCTCCAGGTCCAGATCGCGCCGACGCAGATCGCCATCGGCGCCGAGCAGATCGTCACCGTTACCTGGCCGCTCTTCGAGCAGCTGGTCGACGCCGAGCTCGCCAGCGGGATCGCCAGCGTCAGCGTGACCGCCCCGCCCGGCGCGGGGCAGGGCGGCGGCGTGTCAGGGCCGAGGCCATGAGCGCATCCTGGTCATTCCGCGCTGTCGCCTTCCGCCGCATGGACCCCGACGGCGCCCCGCGCTGGTTCGCCCAGTCGATCAGCGTCACCATTGACGCCATCGCCGGCGACGTGGGCGCCACGCCGCGCCGCTATGTGGACATCGGCGCCCGCGAGTTCGAGGCGCTGAGCCTGCGCGCCGGCTGCCCCGCCGTGGCCGACCGTGACGCCCTGGTGGGCATGCTGGGGCAGCAGGGCACGCTGACGAGCGTCGGCGGGCAGAGCGCCACGGCGCTGCTCACGAAGGCCACGCCACTCACGCACGGGGGCGGGCCGCTGTTTTACGCCGACCTCGAATTTTTGTTCTTGTCCTGAGAACCGCCTATGTCGCTCGCCGCCCGCATCGCCGCCCACAGCCGCCGACCCACCGCCACCGTGCGGCTGGGCGGCAAGCGCTGGGCCGACGTGCTCACGCTCAGCCGTGACACGAGTTTCGGCCAGGGCGTCTCAGGCGGCGAGGTCGTCGGGCGCAACCCGCCGGTGACGATCAGCGAGGGCGAGACGGCGATCAGCTGGACATGGGGCTACGACGGATACGAGGTGGCCGGCTTCACGGGCGTGGTCACGAAGGTGCTGCAGCGCTCCTACCCGAATCAGTGGCGCCTGCAGGTGGCCGACCCGCTCTGGCTCGCCGACGTGCGGCGCTCCGACATCGCCACCACGCCGCTGAACAGCATCGCCGCGTCGGCCGCCGTGGCGCAGATCCTCGCTGGCGCCGGGCTGACCAGGCTGAGCATCCCCGCGCTGCCCGCCAGCGGCTCGAAGTGGGCCGGCGCCGAGTGGGTACTGGGCGCGCTCACCCCCGTCTCGTGGCAGAACACCACGGCGCTCGCGGCCGCGCAGGCGATCTGCGAGGTGCTCGGCTACTGGCTCTACTGCGATGCCAGCGGCGTCGCGCGGGCCGCCCTGATCGAGCGCAAGCCTTCAGATAGCCCGTTCCGCACGCTCAGGTGGGGCGATGACTTCCTGCTCGCCGGCCCCCCGGAGCGCGAGCGCGACGCCGCCAGCGTGAAGAATCGCGTGGTCGTCAGGGGGGCCAACACGGGCGTGCAGGGCGCGCAGATCTGGGATGCCTGGCAGACCGGCGACGCGGATCGCACGCAGGAGTACAGCAGCAGCCTGATTGAGTTCGTCAACGAGGCTGAGGCCGGGAACGCGAGCGCGACCGGGGTGGCGAAGCGCATCCTGACGGTGTGGGGCCGCCAGCCCAACGTGATCAGGATTGGCCGGCTCAAGGCCGACCCGCGCCTCGCGGTGGGCATGACCGTCGCCGTGCAGTGCAGCCTGATCGGCTACAGCGCAGCCAAGCCCTTTTTTATCTACTCGCTCTCAAGCACCCTGGATTTGCGCGCCGGGAACTTCGCCCAGTCGCTCACGCTGGATGGCGGCGTGGGCGATCAGGGCTACACGACCCTGCCCCCGCCCGAGGCGTCGTTTAGCTGGCGCCTGGTGCGCGAGACGCTGAACGGCGTGGCGGTCGTCGAGGCGTTTCTCGACGGCACGGGCAGCCACTCGCTGGGCGACGGGGAGATCGTCAGCTACGCCTGGGCCTCTGCGACGGCGGTAGCAGCCGGCTTCAGCGCCAGCGCCACCGGCCCCCGCGCCATGTTCGTCTACCCGGCCGCGACCGCCACGGCGAGCGTCACCCTGACCGTGACCGACACGAGCTCGAAGACCGGCGCGATCACGCAGGCGATCACCCTGGCCGGCGACGCCACCGTGACGCCGAGCAGCCGCGTGCTGAGCGTGGCGCTCGGCGCCGCGTGGGCCGCCACGCCCGACGGCGGCGCCACCTGGCACGTCGAGGCGACCGGGGACAGCACCCTCGTGCCGGAGCTGAGCGACCCGCTGCTCTCCACCCGGGCCACGGGCGCCACGGGCCTGCGCCGCTCGTCTGACGCGCTGGCCACGGCCTCGACGGCGCTGGCCAGCCTCGGCGGGGCGATCACCGCCCTGGCCCAGACCCCGGGCACGGCCCGCGTCTGGGCGGCGAAGGGCGCCAGCCTCTACCGCTCGACTGACGGCGGGGCGACGTTCGCGCTCTGGGGCACGCTGCCGGCGTCGATCGCCGCCGTGCTCGAGGACCCCGCCGTGCCAAGCAGCGTCTTCGCCCTGGCCGGGGCGAACCTCTACCACGCCACCGCCGAGACGCCCGGCACGGGCTGGAGTGTGCTCTACGCCGGCCCCGCCGGGGCGACGGCGCGCCACCTGGTCAGGGGCGAAAGCGGCGCGACCACGTGGATCTGCTACACGGGCAGCTTCATCGGCGCGCCGCTGCAGCGCGTCGAGGGGCCGCTCACCGCCTCCTGGCCGCTGGGCACCGCGCCCACCGTGGCAGAGGTGCGCGCCATCGCGCTCAGCACGGACGAGCTGACGTGCTACGCCTGGGACGGCCAGGGCCGGGGCTGGGCGGTCGCGAGCGAGACGGGGATCGCCACGGCGATCACGGCCACGCTGGGGGCCGGCGAGACGGCGCAGCACGCGCTCTGCGACCCGGACGAGCCGATTGTGTATCTGGCCAGCTTCGGGTCGACGAAGGGGAGTGTGAAGAAGTACTTCCCGCTGGGCGACAAGCTGTCACTTTTTTATGATCCGGCGTCGGGTAGCCAGGCGCACCGGGTGGGCGTGGGCGCGGCGGTGGTGCGGCCCGCGACGATCTACGTGCTGCCATTCGGCGTCTCGGGCGCCAACGACCGGATCCGGCGCTACGACCCGCTCACCGGCGCGTGGGCCGACATCACGCCGCCGCGCGCGGGCTGGTACTGGTACCGGCTCAGGGCAGCGCCGTTCGACCCGAGCTGCCTGCTGCTCTCGGGCGGCAGCCGGAGCGCCACGGGCAGCAAGATCAGCGGCGGGCACCTGGTCGATTACACCACCAGCACCCACACGCCGCTGTACCTCAGCACCGACGGCGGGGCAACGTGGCAGGGCGTCACGCTCTCGGGCTCATTCGGCGCCGCGACGCTCGTAGACATCAACCCGCTGTGGTCGGAGACGACCCCGGGGCGCTACGCGGTCGTCGGCCAGCCATGGGCCTTTGGCTACGAGATCGGGGCGTCGTACCTCTGGCGCCTGACCACGGGCGCCACCAGCGGCGCGGCGGTGAGCCTGAGCGCCTCGGTCAATCACTTCCACGCCGCCGCCGGGAGCGCCGACGAGGTCGTCGTCGCGGCCTACTCGTCCGGCGTCGCCTCCGACCGGCGCCTCGGCTACGTGCCCGACGGCGGGGCGCTCACCCGCACCAGCGCCGCCGCGCCGGGCGAGTACCTGGACCTGGTCCGCGTGCCCGGCGGGCGGGGCGTGGCCGGCATCGTCGGCGCCGACAGCCTCGTCTCCGTGGCCGACTATCGCGCCGGCGCCGCGCCCGCCCTGGTCGCCAGCGGCATTGGCACCCGGGTCGCGGCGGCCACCCACGGGGTCTACGTGGCCCGGCGGGGCGACGGCGCGATCTGGCGCGTGGCCGGCATCGACGGCGCGCCGTCCGCCGCTGTGGCGCACAGCGGCGCCGCGGTGAGCGCGATCCGCAGCGACGCCCAGTCGCGCACCGCCGTGGCAGGGCTCTCGCCGAGCACGGGCGGGGTCTACGTGACTCTCGACGGCGCGACGTGGACGACCATCGGCCTGCCGGCGGGCACGCTCGCCGAGTGGATCGAGGTGGTGGTCGCGGGGGGCGCGCCATGAGACAGGCGCCCTCGGCGCTCGCCCGCGCCATCGAGGAGGCCCTCGCCCGCCTGCGCCTCCCGGCGGCGCAGATCGCCGGGCAGCTCGCCGGCGGCCAGGTCGCGCCGGCCGGCAGCGGCTCGCGCGGCGTCGTCGACCTCGACGACCTGGTCAGCCTCTCGAGCGCTACGCCGCAGCCGCTGGGGACCGCCACGGCGGGGGCCACGGGCGACGCCTCGGACGCGGGGCATACCCACGCGCACGGCAACCTCGCGGGGGGCAGCCTGCACGCCGCCGCGACCACGGGCGCCGCCGGGTTTATGGCCGCCGCCGACAAGAGCAAGCTCGACGGTGTCACCGCCGGGGCGGCCGTCGCCAGCGTCTCAGGCACGGCGCCGATTGTGTCGAGCGGCGGCACGGCGCCGGCCATCTCCATCAGCGCGGCCACGAGCGGGGCTGCCGGCAGCATGAGCGCCGCCGATAAGACGAAGTTGGACGGGATCGCCGCCGGGGCGCAGCCGGGGACCGTCACGGGCGTGAGCGGCACGGCGCCGATTGTGTCGAGCGGCGGCACGGCGCCGGCCATCTCCATCAGCGCCGCCACGGCGAGCGTGCCAGGAAGCATGAGCGCCGCCGACAAGAGCAAATTAGACGGCGTGGCGAGCGGCGCGACCGCCAACGCGACCGACGCGCAGCTACGCGACCGGGCGACGCACACCGGGACGCAGAGCTACGCCACGGTGGCCGCCGTCGACTCGGCGCGCCTGCTCGGACGCTCGACGGCGGGGACGGGCGCCGCCGAGCTGATCACGGCGGGCGCGGGGCTCAGCATCGCGGGCGGCAGCCTCATCCATGCCCCGGTCGGGTTCTCTGCCTACCTGTACTCGAATCAGACCGGCGTCACCACCGGGACGTTCGTCAAGGTCCGGTTCGGGGCCGAGAATTTTGACATCGGCAGCTATTACGATAACGCCACGAACTACGAGTACAAGCCGCTCCGGGCGGGGATCTACCTTGTCACCTGCCACCTGACCCTGAACACGACCGTGCCGAGCGCTCGCCTGATCGCCTCGCTCTACAAAAACGGGTCGAGCTACGAGCGACTCTATGACGGCCCGTCGTTCTCGGGATCTGGGAGCGCGCTCGTCGCGATGGACGGCGCCTCCGACTACCTCAATGTCTACGTGTACCAGACCTTCGACGCCAGCGGGCAGCTCGAGCACGGCAGCCCCTACACGGCGTTCGCCGCCTGGTGGATGGGGCCGACATCATGACGATCCACGAGCTGATCCGCACGGCCTACCCCGGCGCCGACCCGACACGCGACTATGTCGTGCAGGACGACGGCGCCGGGCCGTACCTCGCCGCCTGGCGCCTCGCCGGGCCTATCCCCGAAGGAGTGCCCACCGTGGCCGAGACCCCCTTGCAGCGCTGGTACCGTCTGAGCGCCGCCCTGTGCGCGACGGCGACCACGCAGATCATCGACGCGACGGCGGCGCCGCAGCGCATCCGCGCGACCGGCGGGATCGACGCGCAGATCGCCGCCGCCGAGCCGGAGGCCGAGGTGGCGCCGGGCGTCACCCGGGAGATGGCCGAGGAGATGGCGGCCTTGTGGGACTGGTTTCAGGGCGCCGCCCAGACGCCGCTCACTGACGAGCGGGCGCACGGCAAGGCGCCGATCAGCATCCTCAGCGAGCTAGGAGGCGCGTGATGCGTGCCATCCTCGACTGGCTCGCGGATCTCCTCAGCGGGGCCATCAGCGCGCTGCTCGCCTGGCTCAGCCGGTGGGTGAGCGTGCCCACGCCGAAGATCTAAGACGCCCCCGCCAAGAGATCGGCGGGGGCGCGGTGAGGCGGGGCGGTCGCAGGGGCTACGGCGCGGGCTCGCGGAAGGCCACGCCGTCGGCGAGCGCGCGCCTGGCGAGGGGCGTGGCGCGGGGGGCGCTCGCCTCAGCCAGGCGCGCCCGGGCCGCCTCGATCTCCTGGCCCGTGGTGGCGTTCGCCCCGCGCAGCTGCTCGCGGATCTGCGTCGCCGACCACCCCGCGGCGAGCAGCGCCTCAATCAGCGCCTCCCGCGATCTGTCAACCGTTAGCCGCTCCACGGCAGCGGGCGCCGGGGGCGCCGGGGGCTCCACGGGCGCGGACGGGGCAGACGGACGAACGGCGGACGGGGCGAACGGGGCGTTCTGGGGGGTGGACAAAGCCTCGGGCACGACATAAGCGCCGGGGAGCGCGCCGGGGAGCGGCACGGAAAGCCTTGACACGGGGGCGGCCTCTGGGGGCGGGGGCGGGCCGCTCCAGAGGGTGCGCGGCAGGCTGATGATCGTCCGCCAGAGCGGGCCGTAGATGTAGCAGATCAGCCAGTCGCCCCAGCGCTGGATGAAGATCATGAGGAGCTTCCAGCTGGCCTTGCGCACGACCGCGCCGACCCCGGCCAGGCCGGGGACGCGGTCGGCGACGAACACAAAGAAGGCGTAGACCGCCAACGCGATCTGCACCCAAAACGCCAGCCACGCCCAGATCGTCGGCTCGCCACCCATCGCCCCCTCCTGCTACTACGCCGCTGCGGCCCGCCCGGGCCGCTTGCCCGCTCGCCAGAGAATGTGTGGAGCAATCGAGAGCACCATCCCCAGCGCGAAACTGATCGACAGGGCCGCTGTCAGCCGGGCGTCAGGGTTGGTGGCATCCACATCGAGTGATCCCAGGATAAGCGGTACCGGGCCGAAGGTCAAGAGCTTGGCGCCGATGGCGAGGCCCATAATACCGGCGGTGTTGATCAGGCCGTCGATAAAAAAGCCCCCGGCGCCGAGGGCCTTGTTACCAAGGCCCGGCGCCCACAGGGCCTCCTTCATGCCGAAGAAGAGGGCCTCGAACGCGGCGGCGATCACGATCGCGAAGGCCCACACGATGAGGGCGCTGCCCTCGTTGAGGAAGAACAGCGCGGCGCCCAGAGTCGCCGAGTACGAGAATCCTTGAGCGATGACCGCAGAGAGTTTGCGCATGGTGGCCTCGGCTACAGCTCGGGGAGCTGTGCATACAGATCGTCGGGGAAGTCGGCCGGCTTGAGCACCCAGCGGCTCTCGCCGTTGACCCGGGCGTACAGGACGCCCGGGCAGCCGGCCGCCCGGGCCAGCCAGCCCACACGCGCCCCGGGGGGGAGCGCGATCGCGGGCGGGCAGGCCGGGCTGGGCGGCGCGGCGGTCGCGGGGATCGGCGTGGCCGGCGGCGCCTCGGTCGGCGCCGCCGTGGGCAGCGGCGCCACCGCTGCGGGGGCCGTGGGCGCGGCGGGGGCGGGGGCTTCCGCCACGCCGGCAGGGGCTGCGACCGTGGTCGCAGCCCCTGCCGGCGGCGTGGGCGCGGCGGCGCTTTCGGGCGCGGGCGCCAGGAAGAACGCCAGCATGGCGTAGACGGAGAGGCCGACGATCAGGAGTGAGATCGCGACGATCCCCACATTGAGCGGCGGCGGCTCGGGCGGCGGCTCATCGAGCCAGCGGGATGTGACCGGCATAGAGTCCTCTTAGTAAAAACACGGCTCGACGAGCGGCGTGGGATCGACGTTGGCCCCGCCGCGCCACACCTGGTAGTCGAGGTGGGGGCCTGACGCCGCCCCCGTCGAGCCCATCGTCCCCAGCTGCGCCCCGGCCTCAACCCACTGGCCGCTGCTGACCAGGATGTCCTGCAGGTGGCTGTAGCCCGTGCGCCAGCCGTCCGGCGAGTCGACCCAGACGTGATTCCCCGCCGGCTGGCTGTTGGGCGTCGCCGTCACGGTGCCCGCGTGGGTCGCGACAATCGGCGCGCCCCAGCTGGCCCCGACGTCGGCGGCACCGTCGCCGTCCCCATCGATGGCGAGATCGACGGCGCCCCAGATCGCGGCGGGCGTGTGGCTGCCCACGCCGTAGCCCTGGGTCATCGCCACGCGGCCCTGCACGGGCGCCACGGGGCAGCCCACCGGGCCGCCGTCGCCCAGGGCCGGGGCGGCGGGCGCGGGCGGGGGCGGGGGCGGGGCAGCTGCCCTGGCCGGCGCGGGCGCGGCCGAGGGCGCCACGGCCACCGCCGCGCCGGCCAGGGCGGGGCGCGGCGCCGATAGCTGCAGCAGCGGGGGCATGCCCGCCCAGAGGTAGTAGCCGGCTGCCAAAACGCAGCCGGCGAAGAACCACTTGTCGGCGCTCACGGGCGGGCGCCGCAGTGGCCGGGCGTGCAGCCGAGCGCGTCCAGGCTGGTCATCGGCGTCGCCATCAGCGTCAGCGCCGACGGCGTGTTCTCGGGGGGCGGGGGCGGCGCGGCGGGCGGCGCGGCGGGCGCCGGGGGCACCCACGCCGGGGCGGCCGGGGCCGGGGCAGCCGGCGGGGCGGGGGCCTGCTGCTGGCCAGGGACGGGCTCAAGGAAGCTCGCCGCGGTGGGCACGGCGTCGGCGGGCGCCTCCGTGGGCGCGGCGCCGGGCGCGGCCACCGGTGGCCAGGGGGCCGGCGGGATCGCCGCCGGGTCCATCGTCGCCGTGGGCGCGGGGGGCGGCACGGGCGCCGTGGGCGGCGGGGGGCCGCCGAGGAAGCGCGGCGCCAGCACCAGCAGCGCGACCACGGCCACGGCGATCACCGTGGCGATCAGCGCGGGCGAGGCGGTCGGCGCCTGATCAGGGAACGTCGGCACGGCGGGGGCGCGGTCGGCGGGGCGGCTCAGCATCGGCTCGGGGCGTCGGGCCATCGGGGCGGCGTCGGGCTCGGGGATCTCGGCGGCGTCGCGCGCGGCGACGCGGTCGGCCATCAGGCCGGGGTACCTCTTCGACATGGTCGCACATCCTTTTCGATTGACGGCTCTGCTATGCTCTAGTCGGGCCACGGTCAGGGAACGCACATCGCCCTGACCCCAACCCCGGCGCCGTCGGAAGCGGCGCCGTCTCTATTGTGCCGGGGAATGCCCCCGGCGTGACTAAACGCTCAGACCTCCATGCCGACCGTAACAAGATCATCGCTAAGCACTGCCTCAAGCTCCTCTGGCGATGTCCACGCCACAGGCCCCGGCAATGGCTCATCAAGCAGTTCTTCAAGGGTGATAGCGCCGGTGCTATCGCCGCCCCGAAGCAGCCTTCGAAGTGCCGCAGTCGTTGCAGGGCTCAGATCGCCAGACCCGATGAGCGTGCAGATCGTGGGCTCCAAATACCCAACCGACTGCCCGACTGCGGCAGCGCCCAGAATAATCAGTGCCCGGGCCGCCAGATTAAGGGGGCCAGCGGCATCCACCAGGGCGCGCAGATCCGGGCCAAGCCTGATTCCCTGGAGCTTCAGGCTCATAGCTCAAGCTTCCCGCGCTTCCAGAGGTTGTACCAGCCCGGGCCGGGAAATGGCCTGTTCCGCAGATCGATGATCTCATTGCGTTTCGCAGAGTTGCAGGACTGGCACAGCGGCTGGATATTGTCGATCGTATGCATTCCGCCTCGAGACAGCGGAACGATGTGGTCCATCCCCGCACCAACCTGCCCGCAACCAACACAACGCCCCCCAAAACGAGCGCGCAACGTATCCCACTCGATGTCTGTAATCTCCCCCTGGGCGCCAGCCTTGCGCGCTCGGTAGTTATCGCCCGAGGTCATCCGGTAGGTCGTTCGTGGCGGCGCCTCACCTGGTTCCTCGCTCAGGCGCCGCCCTAGGCGTCGGGCGAGGCGGGCGTAGCCGCGGGCTATCGCCGTCTGCGGCTGAGGGACGATCCGCGCGTGCGGGTAATATGCCAAAATCGGCTCGACGATACGCCGCTCCTCTGCCCCTCCGCCGCCCACCAGGATTGCATCAAGGCGCCCACCGCGCCCAAACACCTCGCGCAGGCGCGCGAGGATAATCTGACTCTGCTCGACGAATGGCCGATCCCATCCCTGCGGCAAGGGAAACCAATCCCCGTGCACAAAAAGGCCCTCGCCCCTGACCGCCTGATCGGTCTCGGCCAGGCTCAGCTCGCGCTCAAAGGACGCGGAGAGCCGAGCCTGGATCTGGCGGAGCGGGGTCGCAGTACCCTGCTGCCAGGTGCCAAAGGAGCCCTTGGCCACGGCGAGTTTCAGCAATTCGGCTACGTCCACGGTGTGGTGGCCGAGATCTACAACTCCTATGCGACCCTCAGTCAGCACGGTGTCGCCCGCGACCTGGCCGTCGTTATCAAGGATGGCGCTATACGCGAGCCCAAGCGGCTCCGCGATGACGCGGATGCGCTCGTAGGGGTAGGCGTCGCGCAGCCGCTGGCCCAGCGCGCGGCACGAATCGCCCTGCTCAGCCCAGGTCGCGGGTAGCCCGGTCACGCACTGCCCGACGGACGATCCATTCAAACACCCAAACCTATCGAGCGCCCCCGCCACGAGCGCGGGGATGAAGGTGGGGTCGCCGAGGCGCTCCTGCGCCAGCATCGTGATCGGCGAGGGCGCCAGGCCGGCATCGTCGCCGGTCCAGTACGCCACGTCGCCGACGCGGACGTGGCGGGCCTCGACGAGGCCCCCGGCGACGGCGCGGGCCGCGCGGGCGATCTGGGCGGGGAAGACGACCGGGGGGAGCTCGACCCCTGCCGGGTCGATGATCACGTACTTCACGTAGCCGTGGCCGATGTTCGGGCCGTGTCCTGCACTCATTGGAACCTCTGTACTTTCGCTATGCGGGCGTGGATCAGGCCATATCCGCTTCGTTGCGCCAGCGCTTGCGGTAGGCGCGGAACTTCTGGAGAATCTGCGCGGCCTCCTCCTGGCTGGTGCCAATCTCACGGGTGAAGAACTCCACGATCAGGCCGTCGGCCTCAGCCGTGATCGCCGCCTCGTAGATGTTCAGCGCCAGCGCGCGGGCCTCGCTGCTGTCCATCGTGATCGGCAGCGCTGGGCCTTCGATCCCGACGAACGGGCGGCGCGTGTTGCCGCCGTAGCCGCTTGTGACCGTGAAGGTGCGCATCTCGGGCCGCTCGGGCGGGGTGCGGCCTTTAGGCTTCATCAGGAGCATCCTCCCACGGGTCTTCGCCCGCGACGGCGACGTAGATCTGGCGCAGCTGCGCCGACATCTCCCTAAGCGCGGGCGTCAGGGCCTCCAGATGCAGCTCCGGCCGCAGCGGCAGACTCGCCGCCGCGTGGAGGTTGGCGCAGCGCTCAGCGAGGTCGCCGAGCGTGTCGAGGTGGGCGGCGAGCGGAGTCGCCCCCGCCCCCGGCAGCAGCACCTCGACCAGGCTGACGAGCCTCCCGCGCCACGTGGCGGCGTCGGTGCGGCCCGCGCTCGCCTTGAGTTGCCACGGGGCGGCGCTCGAGCGGAACAGCGCGGCGTCGGGGGCGACGGCCGCCGCGGCGAACGTGGCGGCGATCAGGGCCGCCTCATCGGGCAGGGTCACGATCAGCTCGGCGGTGATCGGGTCGGTGGTGGTCATCTCGGCTTCCTCTCCCATCGTCTGCATCGCCTTCCCCAGCGCGATCAGGGCCTCCAGCGTCTCGCGGTCCATCCCCGGGTCGCCGCAGATCCGCAGCGTGAGCCCGTCGGGCGCGACGATCTCGAACCAGCGGTGGCGGCGGCGCCTCACGAGAAATCGACCTGGTCTAGGGCCGCCAGCGCGGCGCGCCGCGCTGCCATGCGATCCGGCCCGCCCGCCACGCGGCCCCGGAGGTCCGTCGTCGGCCCGAACGTCTCGCCGCAGACGGCGGCCGCCGCCCGCGCCACGGCGAGCAGCGCGGGCAGCGCGTTCACGGCGGCGGCGATGACATCGGCGAACAGCGGCTCGTCAATGTTGCCGATGAAGCGACCGTCGCCGCCCCAGAGGTCGCCAGCCTGTGCCCCGGCGTTGTCGAGCGGCAGCGGGATGCGCGCCGCGTCGAGCCGCCGGTGGATGTCGTCAACGCTACTCACGATCAGGGCTCCTCTCGGCGCGCAGCTGGCGCCACATCCGCCGCTCCTGCCGCCAGTCGGGCGGCGGCCGCACCGCGCTGCCCGGTCGGCGCCGCCCGATGCGCCCCGGCGGGGCGAGCGCCGGCGCGTCCCACAGCAGCGCCTCGAACTCGCAGAGGCCGACGAAGCGGGTGCGGGCGTCGTGGGTGGTCACACGCTCCATAGCCAGCTCCTTAGCTGCTGGAGGCGCTTCCCGATGCTCCCGTGGCCGACGTGGATCGACGCGGGCCAGGGCGGCATCGGCAGCGCCAGGCGGTATGCCTGTCCGACCTCGACATAGTCCACAGGCCAAAGCCCGGCGTTCAGCGCCACGGCGACGGCCGGCGCGAGCTCGGCGGCGCGGGCCGGGGTCATCCGCTGGTTGTAGTAGGCGATCCCCACACCGCGAGCCGGGATCAGGCCGTAGCGCGCCGACAGCGCGTAGATCGCCAGCCGGTCTGCGAGGCCGTCGCGCTCGCGCAGCGCCCGGCGCAGCACGCGCCACAGCGGGCCGTCGTAGCGGTCCAGGGCCGGGATCTCCAGGCCGCTGGCGACCTTCGTGGCGGAACAGGCCAGGATGAGCGTGCTCACGAGGCGCCCCGCTTCGTCGGCGCCTTCGCCGCGCCTCGGATGCGCTCGCGCGCGGCGTCGGCCTGGGCGCCCTTGACGACCTCGGTGGCCAGGCCGTCGATCCCGCCCTCCATCGTCGTCGTCTCGACGATCCCGTCGATCCGCTCGATCAGGCGCTCGACGGCGGCGGGCTTCCCCGCCACGGCGATCACGATCAGGTAGTTCACTGGCTCCTCAAATCCTGGTAGGCACGGCGCGCCCTGGCGGCGCAGCAGGAGATCGGCGGGCGGCGCCCCGCGCCAGCCGCAGCGCCGAGATCGGCAGTACAGGCGCGGGCGCACCCAGCCCCACAGCGCCACGGGGCCGCCGCAGCGGGGGCAGGGCCGGGCGCAGCGGGGGGGTGTCACGCCGGCTCCTTGTCGAAGGTGGCCAGCATCTCGCCGAGGTGCTGGATCAGGCCCTCGTAGGTCGCGTCGTCGAGCTCGGCGACCCGGGCCTCGAGCGCGCTGACCAGCTGGTGCAGCGTGGCCTCATCGTCGCCGGCGACGTCGCCGGCCAGCCAGCGCAGCTCGATGCGCTCGATGGTCGCGACGATCTGCTCAGGGGTGAGCGGCGCCGCGGGCTCCGGGAGCGCCGGGGCTGCGACGGCGGTCGCAGGGGGCGCGCCGATCCGCTCAGTCGGCGCGCCGCTGCGCCGACGCTCTTCCTCGAGCGCCCGCCGCACCGCGCTGGCGGCGTAGATCGCCGCGTCGTGGCCGCCGAGCTCGGCGACGCGCGCCAGCTGCTCGACCACGCCGGGGGCGAACTCCTTGCGCCAGCCCTTCAGCGCGATGGCGATCAGCTGCCCGTCGCGCAGCGACGGCTCGGCGGCGGGCTCGTCCGCTGCCGGGGCGCGGATCGGCGCGGCGCCCTGGCCCAGCAGGAAGCGTACGCGCCCGGCGGCGTTCTCCCAGCAGGTGGCCGGGTAGTAGCTGTAGCGTGCGTCCGGCCCCTTTCCGCCCTCGTAGACGGCGAATCGGCCCTCGGCGCCGTCCCAGGCCAGGCTGAGCCCGGCGGCGCGGGCCTCGGCCTCGAGCGCGGCGAACTCGGCGGCGGGCGCGGGGTTCGGGGGCGGGGCGGGGGCGGGGTGGGCAGCGACCTGCGCCAGATAGGCGTTGCGCAGCGGCGTGTCGTTGAGCGCGCTGGCCAGTGAGCGCGCGGCGACCTCGAGGCCCTGCGCCAGCGCCTGCGGGATCGCCTGCACGCGCGTGAAGTCGTCGGCCCAGAGCCGCCGGGCGTCCCCGCGCAGGCCGCTCAGCAGCGGCGCGGCGGCGCGGGCGTCCCCGCGCAGCAGGCAGGCCCGGATCGACGCCTCGATCTCGGCGCCGCTCGGCTCGGCGGGGCGAGGCGGCGGGGCGTGCTCCCGAGCCGCCTGCGCCACGTCGCGAGCCTGCCGGGAGCGCCCGGCCTCGATGGCGATCTCATCGGCCCGGCCCATCGCGGCGGGGCGCTCCGCCGGCGGCACGCGCTTCAGCTCGCGGGCGTGGCTCTCCGGCGTTTCGCCAATGGCGAAACCGAGGTCGCGGTCAACCTGGGCTGCATCGCGCAGCCGGTAGAGGTACTGGAAGCTCGTGTCTGGGAATTTCGCCGTCGCCCACGCGCGGAAGCTGCCGTGGCCCAGGGCCATCCAGCCCCGGCGCTGGTCAAACTCGTCAATGCGCCGGCGCAGGTTGTCGGCGGTGGCGATGATCGCCGCCTCTGCCGTCTCGGCTTCCGCACGGGACATCACGACGATCCCATCGATGGCGGGCTCGACGACGATCAGCCCTGTCTCGGCGGGGCGCAGGATCGCCTGGCGCAGCTCCTGCGCCCGGAGATCGGCGCTCAGGTAGCCGCCGAGCGCGGCCAGGCCGGCCAGGATCTGGTCCAGCGCCGTCAGGTCGGTGGCGTCGGCGATCGCAGCCGTGACGCGGGCCTCGACGGCCTCGAGGTCCGCGATCAGGGCCTCGGCGTCGCGGCGCTGATCGACGGCGTCGAGTCGGTCGAAGCCCGCGTCGGCGGGGGCGGGGGCGGGCGCCTTCGGCTGACTGCGCACGCGGCGCAGAGCTTCGGCGATGGCCCTCGTGTCGTGTTGATAGAACTTCGTCGCCCAGCCGTCTGGACCTCGCAGCGAAAACTCGAGCGGGCCGTCGAGCCCGCCGCCCTGGCGGCCCCAGCGCCAGCCGGCGAGGCCGGCGTCGATCTTGCCGGGGTCGAGCTGGGTGATCGCCGGCGGCGGTCGCTTCGTCACAGTGGCCATGCTAGTTCTCCCTCCTGATCGGCGTCTCGCGCCCGCGCGCCGTCGCGACCACGGTCAGCGCGGCCTCGAGGTCCGTCGCGGCGGACTCGACGACGGCCACCAGGTCGGCCAGGATCGCCCCGGACTCGTCGTCGGACCTGCGCGCCACCGCGACGGCGCCGCGCAGCAGCATCAGCGTGCGCAGGGCCTCACGCTCCAGGGGGTCGCTCATGTGTTCGCTCTCCCTTCCTCGGCGTCGCTCGCGGTGACGCCGTAGACCTTGGCCATCGCGGTGGTGCAAGCGCGGCAGATCGGCAGGATCAGGTACGAGCCGTCGGGCAGGGCGTCGGCGTGGCCGACGCTGGCCGGCTGGCCGCAGCGGCCCAGCGGGTCGGCGTCGGTCGCCTGCCAGGTGGCGCAGGGCAGCGGTGGGTCGATGCGCAGCGTGGCGCTCATCGGCTGAGCCGCGCCGTTCGCGCCTCCTCGTCCCGTCGGCGGGCCGCCTGCTCCTCGGCGAGCAGCGGGGACTCGAGGCGGTTGGCCTCGAGCTCGAGCCAGGCGGCGAGGTGATCCGCGCCGTCGCGCCGGGCGACGGCGGCGCGGGCCCGCAGCGCCTCGACAGCGCGGCGGGCGGCAATGGTCAGGTCGCAGCTCACTCGTTTTCCTTTCGGGGCCGCTGGCCCCACCAGTGCGCCCAGATCGACTGGGGCGCGTGCTCGCTGACGATATGCCCGATCAGGCTCAGGTAGAGCCCGGCGCTGATCGCGCGGCCCCGATGCGCCGCCTGGAGGTGGCGCAGCGCGGCGCGGCGCTGCGCGTCGGGCATCACGACGCCGGGGCGGTCGAGGTCGGGGAGGCGATCCGGCATCAGGGCCTCCCCGCCACGGCGGCGCGCTCGGCGCGGCGGGCGTCGGAGTCGAGCGCGGCGGCCTGGCTGAGCTGTCCGGCGGCGCGGGCCTCGCCGGCCCGGGCGTCGAGCCACACGGCCCGGCGCGCAGCCAGGAAGCGCCGGCGCAGCAGCCAGCGCACGTACTCGTCCCCCTCCCGGGCGATCAGGACCACCAGCGCGTCGGCGTAGCGCGCGGCGGGCCGGCGCAGATCGGGCGCCGGCACCAGGGCGGCCGGCGGGGCGGGCGGGGCGAGCTGCGCCCGGATCGCGGCGACGTGGGCGCGGGCCAGGCGGGTCGCCCGGGCGGCGGCGTGGTCGTCGAGGCCGGCGGCCAGGGCGCGGGCGATGCGGCGCCACTCGGAGGAGCTCGGCGCCGGGGCGGCTCGGCTCGGGGCGCGCGGGGCGAGGCGTAGGCTGCTCACTGGCCACCCCCCTGCCGCGCCGCGATCCGGCGCAGGCCGTGGCGCACGGACGATCCGTCGCGGTCCAGCAGGCGGGCGATCTCGGCCTGGGCCACGCCGGCGCGGGCCAGCAGGTACATGGCCTCGTGGCGCCGCTGCGAGGCCGCCGCCGTGCGGTCGCGCCGGCGCAGCTCGCCGGGGGTCGTGCCGAGAAGCCCCGCGACCCGGGCCAGCTCGGCCTGGCCATCGCGGCGGGGTGGGCCAGGCGGGCGCCGGGGCGGACGCGGCGCCGGGCGGGGCGGGCGCGGCGACGGCTCGGCGCACAGGGCCTCGTATCGGCGGGCAGATGCGAAGTAGGACATGGGAACCTCCGTGCTATCATAGCGGCGGCGCCCGGGCGGAACCTCGGGGCGCCGGGGGCCTGGTCGTGTCAGCGGCCAGGCCCGTGTCGTTGGGCCAGGGCGGCGCTCTGGCGCATCTTGCGGCGCAGGTAGCTCGCGCGCCGGTACTGCCGCTGGCGCTCCGGGTCGCGGTTGCGGAAGTATCCCCGCCAGCGCTCGCGGTTGCGGGCGCGCCAGGCGATCAGGTAGTCTCGTTTCCACGGGCCGAGCTGCCGCAGCCTGCAAGGCTTGCAGGCGGCCCGGCGCTGGGTGCCGCCCGGGCCGGCGACCCGGTCGAACTGCGCGACGGGGCGGGGGCGCCCGCATCCCCGACAGAACTTGAGCCCCCGGGCGGCCAGGGCGTCCCGGCAGCGGTCGCAGACCGGCGACGACCCGCGCCGGCGGACGTAGGCGGCGGTGCGCAGGCAGTACGCGCAGCGCCAGGGGCTCTCGGGCATGGCGGGCCTCCTCTCGGCTAGTCGGCGGCGGGCGACGCGTAGATCACCTGGACCCGCACCAGCCCGCCCGCAAATGAGCCCAGCGCGTCGCGGATCGCCCGCCCGTAGCGCGTCTGCGCCACGCTGGCCACGTCGAGCGAGGGCGCGGCGAGGGTTGCCACGCCGTCGGCGAGGCTGAGCAGGCGCAGCGGGCGCAGCCAGAAGTCATAGGCGCCGCTGTCCGTTTTGGCCTTCAGCGTGGCCTGGGCGGCGTGCCACAGGCTCGTCAGCCCGGGCGGCGGGCTGGCGCGGGCCGGGGGCGGCGCGACCTCCCCCGGCGGCGGGCTGGCCGCGCCGCCGTGCCGCGCGATCCAGGCCCGGGCCTGGCCCACGTCGATCCCGGCGTCGGGCGCGGCACGGCCACGGGGGCGGGGCGGGGCGATCAGGCGCGGCGTGATGACTGGCTGGCGGTTCGCCAGGCATTCAAGCGCGAGGCCGGGCGGCGTGTGCGCCGTCGGCTTCGCGTGCGCCCCGGCCAGGGCGGCCGCCACGTCAGCCGGCGAGCAGCCCGGGTTCGCGGCGGCCACGCGCTGGATCAGCTTTGGGTGTGCGCCCGCCTCGGCCAGGGCCGTGATCGTCTCAGGAGCGAGCTGATCGGCCTGCCCGGACTCGTCGCTACCCGCTCCCGTGGAAGGAGCCGCTGTCTGCTGCTGCTCATGAGCATGATCTAAGAAGATAGAATGATCGCTCAGCGAGGTTTTCTCTTCTGGCGTTTGAGGCGTTGCAACGCCAGAAGAGAAAGATCGATTGCAATCCTCGCTCAGCGAGGGTTTCTTGGGCGCAGAGGGCTCCGTCGGCAGTGGTCCAATCGGGGAAATAACCTCGATCTCGTAGCCCCCGCCGCGCCCCTTGCCGACGAAGTGAAGCCTGATGAATACCCTGTCGATCTTTCTCACCGTCTCGGAGACGGTGCTTGGCGAGACGTTGGCCCGCCGTGCGATATCGGCCTGGCTAACTTTGCGCCTCTGCCCATCAGGGATAAGCCGACGAATGGTCGCCAAAACCTTGTACTCGCAGCCATAGAGCCCGTCCATCGAGCGGGTCATACGCGCGTGGCTTGTGCCCTTCCATGTGCTCATGACGCGGGCTCCTCTCGCAGTTCGGGCGGCAGCAGCATCTCGATAAGGACAGAGCCGTCTCGCTGATTGCTGGACGGGTGGTGTACAAGGAACTTCCCATCCATCGCACGAATTGCGACCAGCACCCTGCGCTTGCTGAACCCCGCCTCGCTGGCGACGGTCGCAGTGGCGAGTTTGCGGCGCTTCCCGTCGGGGATGAGGCGCCGCAGGACAGCAAGGATCTTGAACTCGGCTATCGAAAGCTGCTGTTCCATGGACTCGGTCATGCGGGCGTGGCGGGCGGTCTTCGCGGTGCTCATCGGCTCGCCTTTCCGCGTTTCGTCTTCGCGCGCAGCTCGGGCGGGGGAAGCGGGCAGATCTCGTAGCCAGGCCGCCCGTCTTGGCGGGGCCGTCGCTCGATGAAGGGCGCGCGGTTGATCTGGGCGCCGTCCGCATCAAGCAGGCTGCCGTCTAAGAGTGCCATGCCCCGTGAGACGGTGCTCTCGCTGATGCCCAGGCGCCGGGCGAGGGTCTGGTGGCTGATGTGCCGCCACGTCCCGACGGGGATAGCCCGAAAGATCTCTGCCATCAGCACGCGCGTGGTCGCGGGCAGGCGGGCCTGGGTCATTGCGCGGGTGAGGCGCGCGTGGCTGATGCCGTCGTAGTCGATTGATCGGATCATCGGCGCGCCGCCTTGCGACGGACGCCGCGCTGTGTCACTGGCTGACACGGATCTCGTGGTATCATGAGATGCATTCGTGGTTCATGAGCCCCCCAGCTGTGCAGCCAGCTCGGGGGCTCGGCGATTCCTACAAGTTCAGTGATAGCACCGACGGGCGATTCTGTGACTAAACTGCACCGTCGGGATCTTCGTCGCCCATCCCGGCGCGCATCTCGCGCAGCCAGAGGTAGGCGATCTCGGCGTGGCGGGTCTGGGCGTTGAGGCGGTGCCACTGCGCCGGGGTGGCGGCGGCGCGGCGGTCCTCTTCGAGCAGGCGCAGCAGTTCGAGGAGGTGGGCCGTCACGTCCTCCACCTCGCCGACGGTGCGGTAGGGGTAGCGCGCAGGGCGTCGCACAGGCACCTCTCAGTAGCAGCGCGGGCGGGCCGCCTCCAGCGCGCCCACGGCTCGGCGGTTGGCCGCGGCGTCGATCCGGCGGTGGACCCACTCGCCCAGGCGGATCGTCAGTCCGGCCATCGTCGCGGCGATGGCGGCGACGATGGCGCCGTCGATGGCGGGGCGCTCCGGGCGGCGCACGGCCCAGACGAGCTGCCCGACGCAGACCAGGCTGAGGTTGAGCGCCTGACGGGCGCCGGGCGCGACGTCGGGGCCGGCGAGGTGCGTCACGGCCACGATGGCGAGCGACGCCCCGAGCCCGACCACCCCGCCCTCCTGAAGCACTTTAGTCACAACCACGCGATCCTCCTGTAGGCTAGGGGATGGGGCGTAACGTGTTGTTCACGGATCGGGCCGATCTCACAGGCGCGGCGCGGGTGCGCCACGATCTACCGAGGCAGCGGGCCGCCTGGCCCGCCCCGACCCCGCGGGGAACGATGACAGAGACGATAGTGTGCGATGCGGTGCGGGCGTTCCTGGCCCATCGGCGCGCGGCGCGGCGCACGGTGGAGACGCTGACGCTCTACGAGTCCCAGCTTGACCGCTGGCTCGCCTGGCGGGCGGCGGGCGGGCACGGGCCGCGCCTGGCCGATGTGGATCTGGCCGAGCTGAAAGCTTTCTTCGCCCACCTGGCGGACGAGGCGCCGCCCGGGCGCGGGGCGCGGGGGAGCGCGCCGGGCCTGGCCGAGGCGACCCTGCACGGCTACTTTCGGACGCTGCGGGCGCTGTGGGGCTGGCTGGCCGATGAGCATGAGGGCTTCGAGCGGCAGCGGGCGGCCTTCCGGGGCCGGCGCATCCCGCTGCCGCCCATCCCCACGCGCGAGCGACCGGCGATCAGCGAGGAGTCGTTTCGGGCGCTGCTCGACGCGGCCGGCGACGGGCTCACGGAGGAGTCGGCGCGCGACCGGGCGATTCTGTGGCTGCTCTGGGATACGGGCGCCCGCGTCGCGGAGCTGTCGGCGCTGCTCCAGCGCGATGTGGACCTGGCCCGCGAGCAGGCCCGGGTGATCGGGAAGGGCCAGGGCGGGGGCAAGGAGGGGATGCTGTTCTGGACCCCGCGCACGGCCCGGGCGCTCCGGGCCTACCTGAGCCGGCGCCGGGGCGAGCTGCGCGGGCCGCTGCTGCGCGGGGTGTCGTCGCGCAACAACGGCGAGGCGGTGACGCCCAACCTGATCCGCTGCATGGTCAAGCGGCTGGCGCGCCTGGCCGGGGTGGCGCTGCCGAGCGGCAGTCCGTGCCACGCCTTCCGCCACGCCTTCGCGCGGCGGCTCCGGCGGGCCGGGCTGTCCAAGGCCGAGGTGGGCGAGCTGCTGCGCGACGACACCCCGGCGGTGATCGCGCGCTACCTGGGGCTGGACATTGAGCCCCGGCGGGCGCTGTACCGGCGGGCCCACGGGCTCGACGGGGCGGAGCCCGTGCGGACGGCACTGGAGGGCTAGACGGCGCGGGGGTGGGCCAGATCAGCAACTCAATTGGTTCAGGGTTCGATCCCCTGGGGGCCCACCAGCGCACCGGCCACGCACGCCCTCCCCGGACGCGGGCGGCGCGGTCATCCCTTCGAAAATCAGCTCAATCTTCGGTTGTTCAGGTGCGACAGGTAATGCGATAGCTGGGCTCTATGCCATGTGGCATATGCCAGGGGTGAAACGTTCGATTAGGCAGAGCGAGGGCGCTGAGCGTCGGCTGGCAAAGGTCGCAAGGTCGTGAGCGGTGAGATCTACTTCGACAGCATCACGCTTCGACAATTCTTCGACGTGCTGTCCGAGGCTGAGGACGTTGAGATCCCGCTTCGGTGCTTCGTCTGCCGGGGTGTCGGCTGGTCTATCATCGCCGACCGGCCAATGCACTACGACCCGTCAGCCACCAAATGGCACTACCGCAGGCGCCTGGAGTTTCGGCTCACCTGCGACCGCTGCGGACTCACGCTCCGCTTCGATGCGGAAACCCTCGGCTTTCCGCCGGACTGGGACCCTGGGCCGCGGCCCGCTCGGTGAAGGCCCCAGGAAGCGCAGGCCCGACAGCTCGGCGTCGATCACCTCGACCACCAGCGCCGCCAGCGCCGCCCGCTCCACGTAGACCGTGCGCGGCTCTCCCTCGGGGGCGTCGCGCAGCACCAGGGGGATAAAGTTCTCGTCCGTAGGCCCTGTCCTTTCCTTCGTGGGTATCCCCGCCCTTCCGGGCGGTACCAATAACGTCGAGATCCTGAGAGGGTGATCGGCGCGGGCATCGTAGGGCGCTGGTACTCTTGGCGGACTAGCAGCGCACACTACAAGCCGGCGGGCGTATGTTCAGCCACTGGGAATGGCTGCCTGAACATACGCCCGCCGGCTATTTGCGTTGATCTCCAGAATATCACCGATGCGGATCTGCCGCCCCAACGCCTTTGTGTAGAAGGCACTGAGACTGGCCAGCTCGTCATTGGACACCCGGTCGAACTTGCCCAGCTCGAGGCTGGTGAGCCGGTTTCGGCTGAGACCAGAAGCCTGAGCAACCTCGAGGATCGTGACATCACGATCCTCTTTCACCTCGAGCTCCCGACGAAGCCGCCGCAGATGTGAAACTACCTTCGTCACGGTAACCTCCCTCCGATCACTTGCCGCCGATCCTAGCATGCCGCAAAGTCTTTGTCAAGTAGGCGTAATGCCCTCTTGACAAGGGCGTTACTGCGTCCTATAATGACACTGTAGAGATGTCACGGTGACACTACAGAAATAGCAAAGCACTACAACGCACCAGCAAGGAGCCCCCCAATGACCAGCCAGCGCCTCACCCTCACCCGCGACAACATCCTCGACAACGACGCCGCCCTCGCCCGCCAGGACGCCGAGGCGGCGATCATCGCCCGCGCGCTCACCGAGGCCCCCGTGGGCCACGCCGAGCTGAGCGCGGCGGCGAAGGCGGGGCGGGCGGCGGCGCTGCTGGTGGGGATGGACGCGGTGACGCTGCGCCTGGTGGCGATCCGCTTCCTGGCCGAGAGCGGGAAGGACTGGGGCTGGGGCCTGGTCGACGACCTGGCGGCGCGCTTGGGCCGCCTCGTCTTCGAGCTGGAGGCGTCGCTCTCGGACGCCGCCCACGAGGCGACGTGGTGCCACGAGGATCCGGCGCAGCTCGCCGGCCTCGACGGCTTCGAGGCGCTGCCGGCGCTGGCGCCCGCAGACGAGCTGGTGGAGGAAGAGTACCCCGAGTGCCGCAACGACGGCGAGGCGGGCGTGTGGGTGAATTGGGGCGCGACGCCGATCAGCCCTGAGCCGGAGCCCACGCCGGAGCCCCCGGCGCCGAAGGGGCGGCGGCCGGTGGACCGCGCCAAGGCCGAGGCGAACGCCCGGGCGAAGGCGGCGTACCACCTGGCCGGCGGGCTCGAGCTGCGGCAGGACCGCGACGGCGCCTGGCTGGTGCCGAGCGGCACGCGCGGCGGCGTGATCCACCGCGTGCTCGACGGGGCCTGTAGCTGCGAGGCAGGCCAGGCGGGCGCGCCGTGCTGGCACGCCTGTGCGGCTGAGCAGGCGCAGGAGCCGACGGGCGCGGCGCGGGCCGCCTAGAGAGGGGGTGATCGCGTTGAAGTGGTAGACGACGCACGAAGGCGCCCATCAGGTGAAGACTGACGGGCGCCCCCGACGAACCAACCCGCCCGGGCGGCGACGGAAGGGCAACAACCCCGCCGCCCAGACACCAGAAGGATACCATGGCTATGCTCAACTTGAATCGACTGATCGGCGCCGAGGGGATGCTGACGAGCGCCGAGTGGGATCTCCTGACGCACGGGCGCCGCGTGGCCTGGCTGGCCAGCCTCGACGCCGTCCAGGTGCGGGCACAGGCCAGCGTGCGCGCCTCGGCAAAGCGCCGCCCCGTGGCCGCCGTGATCAACGACTGGGTCACCGAGGGCTACCTGAGCATTGAGCGCGCGGCGGCGGCGCTCGCAGCGGAGGTGCGGCGATGAGCACGAAGCAGCCCGAGAAGCCGGTGGTCGTGAGCGACGCGACCCTCCGGCGGCTGATCGAGACGGGCGGGCGCATTCAGGCGCCGCCCCCGGGGCCGGTGAAGGCGGCGTAGATTTTTCGCAACGAAAGGCAGTTGAGATGCAGACGACCCTTACCGACCTGATCACCGCAGTCGTCACCGTTGAGACCCGCAAGATCCGCGCAGCTGAGGATGCCGCCGAGGCCGACCGGGCGCAGCGGCGGGCCGCGACCGCCGCTGACTTTCTCGAGCGCCTCGAGGCCCGCTTCGGGACGGCGTTCCTCGAGGCGACTGGCCGCGAGCTCTTCGTGAGCGACCAGGGCGGGGACGTGGCGCTCACCTTCGAGCACGGCGGTCGGCGCTTCGAGCTGCGCAACCCTCGGGGAGAGGTGAGTCGCTGGCAGATCGCAGAGCCCGATCACCGCAACGCCGTGGAGTTCGCCGAGGGCGACCAGGTCCCCCACCGCGTGCTGCTCTACGTGGCCGCGCTCACCGACCAGGCCGGCGCTATTCGCGACGCCCTGATGTCCGAGTTCTTCGACTAGTAGATTTCTCGCAACCCGACGCGCCCCATTGCGGCGCGGCATCACAACGAAAGCAAGGCCCTCAATGACCATCGGAAGAAACAAGGTCCGCCCCGTGATCGACGCCCCCACCCTCCAGTACGCCAGCGGGAAGTCCGTCGCCCGCCGCACGCTGGGCAGCGGGCGCTTTGCCCCCTACGTGGGCTTCCACATCGAGGCCGGGCGCGACGGCGAGCTCGACGCGGCCATGGGCGAGGCGACGGTCGCGCAGATCGAGATCAAGCACCAGCGCCCCGGCGGGGCGGAGATCGTGACGCACTGGGCGCTGCACGACAGCGTCGGCTTCTACCCGGTGACGAGCGGCCCGGTGGCGCCGACCGTCGCCGGCAGCCTGGCCGGGGCCAACGCCCGCGAGACGGCCGAGGCCGGCATCGGCCTACGCTGGGGCGCGGGCGAGCGCTCGAAGCTGGCCGTGCGCGGCTTCCTGCGCCCCCTGGTGCAGGTGGGCTACCTGCGCCTGGTGCAGCTCTCGGTGCGCTCGCGTATGACCGACGTGCTGCTCGCGGCCCTGGTGGACCACGGGCGGGTCTGCGAGGCCGGCGACACGCTGATCGACCGCCAGCGCCACCCGGCGCTCGTGACCTTCCACGAGGTCGCGCTCGTGCTCGGCCCCGGTGAGGAGCAGGAGTGGGGCAAGGGCGATACGGCCACGGTGGTGCCCTTCGTGAGCCTGCACCCGGCGGCGATCGACGCCGAGTACCTGCGCGGGCTCTGGCGCCCCGACGCGGTGCACGCCGCCGCGCTGCGCGAGTGGGATGGCATTCAGCACTGGGCCAGGGAGTATGCGACGGCGCTCGAAGAGGCTGGCGGGGCGGGGTACGATGAGCGCGGGGCCGTGGGGCGGTAGGGCGGTGATCGCGGGCCTGCTACCGTCGTAGCAGGCCCCTACAGAACGGAGACGAGGATGTCCAGAGACCTGAACAAGGTGATGGTGATCGGCCGCCTGGGCGGCGATCCCGAGATGCGCTACACGCCGACGGGCAGCGCGGTCACGACCTTCAGCGTCGCGGCTGGCCGCCAGTGGAAGGACCGCGACGGCGCGGCCCACGAGGAGACCGAGTGGTTCCGCTGCGTTGCCTGGGATAAGCTCGCCGAGGTCTGCAACCAGTACCTGAGCAAGGGCACGAAGGTCTACGTCGAGGGGCGCCTCAAGACGCGCAAGTACACCGACCGCGACGGGCAGGAGCGCTACGCCACCGAGGTCGTGCTGAGCGACATGATCATCCTCTCGCCGAAGGGGGAGCGCGCCCCGATCGACGACGTTGACGCGCCGATCTTCGGCGACGACGACGCCCCGGCCCCCGCTGCGCCCGCTGCGCCCCCCGCAGCGGCGCCGCGCTCGCTGGCGAAGCCTCGCGGCGGCACGGCGCCCAACGCGCCGCGCAACCAGCCCCAGCCGCTGCCCGACGACGGCGAGATCCCGTTCTAGGCATCCTGACGCCGAAAGGTATAATTACGATGAAGGGACTCACCCTGACCCAGCCCTGGGCCACCCTGATCGCCCTGGGCGCCAAGAAAATCGAGACTCGCAGCTGGGCGACGGCGGCTTACTGCGGCCCCATCGCCATCCACGCCGGCGCGGGGCTGGGGCCGGTCGGTGGGCACGCGGGACTGTACAGCCTGTGCTGTCACGACCCGTTCGCCAGTACACTCATCGCCGCTGGCTACGGGGCACACCTGACGCCGGCGTGTGGACTGCCGCTTGGTCAGATCGTCGCCGTGGCCACGCTGGTGGACATTGTGAGCACAGACGTGTGCTTCGGGCCTAGCCTGCCCAGCCGATACCGCTATCGGCTGGACCGGTGGGAGTTAACCGACCAGGAACGCGCCTTCGGGGACTACGCGCCAGGCCGCTACGCCTGGCTGCTCGCCGACGTGTGCCCGCTCCCCGCGCCCGTGCCGGCGCGGGGAGCGCTGGGGCTCTGGAATGTGCCGGCGGTCGTCGAGGCGGCGATCAGGGAGCAGCTCAATGTCACGCACTGAGGAGATCCGCGCCCGCCTGGCCTCCAGCCGGGCGCTGGAGTTGGTCCACGCCTGGGCGCCCACCGATCTGGCCTGGCTGCTCGACGAGGTGGCGCAGCTGCGCCAGGCGCTGGCGTACTACGCCGAGGCGACCGTGGTCGGGAGCTGGGGCATGCAGGAGCTGGCCGACGACGGCCAGGTCGCGCGGCGGGCGCTGGGGCTGCCCGAGCCGGACCCGCGCACCCTCGCCGAGCGCCTGGGCGTTGTCTACGGCGGGCAGTCGGAGTGACCCCCGAGCAGCAGCGCGCTATCGTCGAGGCCGCGATCCGCGCGGTCGTCGCCGACCACCAGATCGCCCGCGACATCGAGACGGTGCGCGCGGCGCTGGCCGCCTACGACGACCTGGTGGACGCCGTGTGCGCCGCAGACCCGGCGGCGGCCGAGATCGTCACCGCCGCCCTGCGCCGGCGCCGCGAGCTCGAGCGCGAGCATCGTCTCGCCGTCGAGTCGTCGCTGCGTAGGGCGTACGTCGAAGAGACGATGAAGCCGCCGCTGCGCTGAGGCGACGGCGCGCCCCCGGCGGGGCTGGCCAGGCTGCCCGAGGAGGAGCTGCCTGATTTTTTGTAGTTTGGCATACGATGAACGCGGAACGTATACTGAAAGGGCGCGCGATGGAGCTTCTTCTTGGCGGGGCGCTCGTGGGCGTGGTGCTGGCGCTGATCGCGGCGAGCTGGATGCGCGGTCGTGCGGGCAACTCTGGCATTGAGCCGTGGATGCTCCGGGTCGAAGGGTTGACCGGCCTGTGCAGCGACTACCTGGACTATGTGGCCGAGATGGACGGATCGGGGCACGACGACGACACGCTGCGCTACCTCGACAGCCAGCGTCAGGTCACGCACAATCAACTGCTGGAGGCGCTCGGCCTGGATCGGAGCCACCCGCTCGACATGGCCGTGTTTGCCCGCCGCTACCTGAAGGGGTGAAGAGCATGAGCATTGAGATTGCCCAGTGGGCGCGCACGCACACGTTCGGCGGCCGGGTCGTGGGCGAGTACCTCGACGCGACGCAGACCCCGCCGCGCCCGATGGTGGTCCTGCAGACCCTGAGCGGGCCGGAGATCGCCCCGCGCGACGCGCTGATCCCGCTGGACCCCGAGGATGTCGTCGGCAGCCTGGCCCAGCGCCTGGCCGACGTGCTCGACGCGGCGGCGCGCGTGGGCTACAGCCCCGACGAGATGCGCCAGGCGACCGAGCAGGCGCTGCGCCTCGCCGGGCGCTGACCTTCCGCGCCCGGCCCACGCCCCGCGCCCCCTGCCCCGATTTTGGGACAGGGGGCGCGATCCGTGTCGGCCCTGGCAAACACTGCGGAGCCGTGAGGCCGGTGGGCCGCAAACCCTAACGCATGTCTAACGCGCCTTGTCTATGTGCAGACAGGGCGTATCGTTCGCGCGTTTCCCCGCGTTCTTATGATTGTAATGGCCTATGTTGTGCGTGTCGAACAGCTGTACGCATAGCTTTCCTGGTATTGGCCTTGCTCCATACTACGTTTGACACTGCAATCCAACGCACACGGGGTACCCCCATGCCGCCAGCGCACCAGAACACGCTCTACTACGGCGATAACCTCGACATCCTGCGCGAGCACATCGCCGACGCCACCGCCGACCTGGTGTATCTCGATCCCCCTTTCAATTCTCAGCGTACCTTCAACCTGCTCTTCCGTGACGAGCAGGGCAAGCTCAGCGATGCCCAGATCGCCGTCTTCGGGGATACCTGGCAGTGGGGCGAGACGGCCGAGCGGACCTACCGCGAGCTGGTCACCGATGCGCCGGCGCGGGTCAGCACCATGGTGGGGGCGATGCGCACGATGCTGGGCCGCAGCCCGATGATGGCCTACCTGGTGATGATGGCCGCGCGCCTCGTCGAGCTGCACCGGGTGCTCAAGCCCACGGGAAGCCTGTACCTGCACTGCGACCCGACAGCCAGCCACTACCTGAAGATCCTGCTCGACACCATCTTCGGGCCGCAGAACTTCCGTAACGAGATTGTCTGGAAGCGCACGAGCGCCCATAGCGATGCGCGGGCACGCTATGGTGATGTCACCGACATTCTTCTCTTCTACGCCAAATCTGATAGCGCGACCTGGAACCGACCGAGCGTGCCACTCTCTGAAAAGCACATTGCCGAGAAGTACACGTTGGTGGACGAGCATGGGCGCCGCTACACCACCCGCGATCTGCGCAGTCCCAGCCCCCGTCCTAACCTGACCTATGAGTACAGTGGCTATACGCCGCACCCCAATGGCTGGTCCATTTGTCGTGAAAAGATGGAACAGTATGATCTCGAGGGCCGACTCTCCTTCCCGAGAGACCCCGGAGGGCGGATCCGTCTCAAGCTGTACCTTGACGAGTCGCAGGGCCAGCCGCTTCAAAATCTTTGGGACGACATCCCCCCGCTGAATTCGCAAGCCGCCGAGCGCCTCGGCTACCCGACGCAGAAGCCCCTGGCCCTGCTCGAGCGGATCATCGCCGCCAGCTCCAACCCCGGCGACCTGGTGCTCGACTCCTTCTGCGGCTGCGGCACCGCGATCGCGGCCGCCCAGCGCCTCGATCGTGCGTGGCTCGGCATCGATGTGACCCACCTGGCCATCAGCATCCAGAAGAGCCGCCTAGCCGAGATGTTCCCCGGCATCGCCTACCAGGTGATCGGCGAGCCCGAGGACCTCGGCGCCGCGCAGGCGCTGGCCCGCCAGGACCGCTACCAGTTCCAGTGGTGGGCGCTCTCGCTGGTCAGGGCCCGCCCTTTCGGCGACGTGGGCGACGGCAAGCGCGGGAAGAAGGGTGCCGATCGTGGCGTTGATGGGCTGATCACCTTCTTCGATGAGGCGAACGAGACCCCGAAGCAGGCCCTGGTGCAGGTGAAGAGTGGGGCGGTTTCCTCCCGCGACGTGCGGGATTTGCGCGGGGTGATCGAGCGCGAGCGGGCCGCCCTCGGCGCCTTTATCACCTTGGAAGAGCCTACCCGCGAGATGCGGCTAGAGGCCACCAGCGCCGGCTTCTACCGCTCGCCGGGCTGGGGTAAGGATTTTCCGAAGCTCCAGATCCTCGCCGTCGGCGACCTCCTGCACGGGCGCGCCCGGCTGGAGATGCCGCCGATCACCGGCCCGTTCAAGCAGGCCCAGCGCTCCGCCCACGGCGCCAGCCAGGGCGGGCTGTGGTGATCGCCGGCTGAGCCGCCCCCGCCGCCCCCGCTAGCCCCGCCCCACGCCCCGGCGGGGGCCGCGTGGCACCGTGCCGCCCGTGCCCGCGCCGTAACGCGCCGGGGGCACGATGCAGGCAAGGAGGTCCCCGTCATGCTCATCGTCCTGGTCTGGATCATCTGCGGCGCGTGCTGCCCGCTCGTCTCCCACCGCAAGGGGCGCCCGGTGATCGTCGGCCTGCTCGCCGGGCTGTTTCTCGGCCCCCTGGGCCTGATCGTGGTAGCGCTCACGCCGCCAAACTGGGCCATCGTGTGCCGCTGCCCGGCCTGCCGGCAGATCAACGAGCGCTTTCACCCGCGCTGCCGGGCGTGCGGCACGGCCCTGGCCGCCGACTGACACCGCCCCGCCCGCCCCCCGGCGCCCCTCGCCGGGGGCTCTTTGCGCCCGTGCTATGCTGAGCCATGCCCCGCCGCCGCCCCGGGAGCCCGCCATGGCCACGCTCGCGGATCGCGTCCAGATGCGACAGGATCGAAAAGAAGACTTTCAGGAAGTCTCGCCTGCGGCCGCCTACCTGGCCACGCTCGCCCCCGGCTCTGCGGCCACCCAGGCCGCCGCCCTGAAGGCCCTGGCCGCCCTCCTGCGCCGCCCCGGTCCCGACGCCTGCCCCTGGCACGATCTGGGCTGGCACCAGGTGGCCGCCCTGCGCCAGCAGCTCGCAGCCCGCTACGCCCCCGCGACCGCCAACCGCCTGCTGGCCGCCCTGCGCGGCGTGCTGCTCGCCTGCCGCCGCTGCGGCCTGCTCTCGGCCGACGACTACGCCCGCCTGGTCGATCTGCGCCCCGTCGCCGGCCAGGCCGCCCCGCGCGGGCGCATGCTGGACCTGGCCGAGGTGGCCGCGCTCTTCCGGGCCTGCGCCGCCGACGCCTCGCCGCGCGGCCGGCGCGACGCCGCGCTGCTCGCCGTCGGCCTCGCCGGGGGCCTGCGCCGGGCTGAGCTCTCGGCGCTGGACCTCGCCGACCTCGCCGCCGACGGGCGCCTCTCCGTGCGGCGGGGCAAGGGCGCCAAGGACCGCGCGGTCTACCTGGCCGGCGACGCCCTCGCCCTGGCGCGGGTGTGGGCCGCCACGCGCCCCGCCGGCCCGCTCTTCGTCGCGATCAGCAGGACGGGGCGCCCGCTCGACGACCGGCGCCTGACGCCGGCCGCCGTGCGCTACGTCCTGCTGCGCCGCTGCGCCGAGGCCGCCGTGGCGCCCGCCACGCCGCATGACATGCGCCGCACCTTGATCTCGAATCTGCTTGATCGCGGCGTCGATCTCGCCACGGCGGCCCGCGTCGCCGGCCACGCCAGCACCGACACCACCGCCGGCTACGACCGGCGCGGCGAGCGGGCGCTCCGGGCGGCGGGCGAGGCGATGGGAGACGTGCCCCTATGAGCCCCCTCTTCTACCAGCCAGAGCCCCACGGCGCCGCCGAGAGCGACGCGCACGACGCCCTGCTGGCCGCTGGCTTCGGCTACACGTGCCGCTATCTTCAGTTCGGCCCGGTGGTCGTGCGTTACTTCTGGGCTGAGCGCGGCACCTACCGCACCCGGCGCCACCGCTCGCGGCGCGCGGCGTGGGCACAGGCGCGAGCGGACTGTGATCTGCCCGCCTAGCCGCGCTCCCCGGGCCTCCCTGGCCCGCGACGGGGCGGGGCGGTGTCCTTGGCGCCGAGATCGTCACAGCGCCTCCCAGGGGCCTTGCGCGCGGCGCGCGCGCGTGCTAGGATTGGAGGGAGGCATGCCGGCCCGCTGCCCCGCGCTGAAGGGGTTTGAAACAGTGAGATCCGCGCCGCTTCGTGCCTCAAGGCTCTTCCTGGCTTTTGCCCCGCTCTGAAGGGGTTTGCACCAAAGAAGCCCCCTGCTACCACCGTCGCAGGGGGCTTCTTGCGCCCTGGTACGCCCCGCTCGCCCCCCTGTGCTATACTCCGATCAGGCTCAGGACGCGCGGGAAGCGAACGTTCTGAGCCTGCCTATGCACCGCGCGTCCTGGCCTCTCGTCAGGAGCGCCGCATGGCCCCCGCGATTGGCCTGGTCCTCACCCACGCCCCCGACCTCGCCTGGCTGCACGCGCAGCTCGCCCGCGCCCGGGCGACCGTGCTAAAGGTCGTGCCGGCGTGGGGCCTCGACGGCGGCTGGACCCCGGCGGCCATCAGCGCGGCGGCGACGATGGCCGAGACCCTGATCGTCCGCACCAGCTGGGGCGACCCCTCGTACAACGGCGGCGCCCGCGCGATGCCCTACGCCAACCAGGTCTGTGACGAGGTCGCGCCCTGGCTGTCGGCGCGGGCCGACGCGGCCATCGAGATCGGCAACGAGCCGCTGCTCGAGGCGACCGATGAGGGCTACGCCTGGGACTACCTGACCCATTTGGCCGCGAGCATCACGGCGATCCGCGGGCGCTTCCCCCACGCCCACCTGATCGCGCCGGCGCACCAGCGCGACCACCTGGTGCGCCTGGGCGAGCACGCCGACGGGCAGCGCCGCTGGGACGCCATCGCCGCGCCCACCTACCGGCGCTGCGATGTGCTCGGCCTGCACGCCTACTCGGTGACGCAGGCGGTGAGCGGCCTCCACGCGCTGCGCGACCTGGTCAGCGGCGACATGCCGATCTGGCTCACCGAGTTCGGGCTCTTCGAGGATCTCGCCGACGCGGCGCGGGGCGCGCGCTACGCCGACGTGCTGGCGGCGCTCCCGATCCCCGTGGCCTGCCTCTACCACCTCGACAGCGCCGACGACCGCCCCACGCTGGCCGCCCAGGGGCCGGCGCAGTACCGGCTGAGCCCGGCCACGCTCCAGGCCCTCGGCGACGCCAGCCCGCCGCTCGGCGCCGCGCCCGCGCCCGCCGTGGCGCCCGCCGCGCACCACCCCGAGCGGATCGACGACTTCCTGATGGACGTGTGGCAGTGGCGCACCGTCGGCGCGTTCCGGCGCCACCTGGCCTGCTACGGCTACGCCCAGACGGCGCCGTGGGCCACCGGCGTGACCCTGCACCACAGCGTCAGCCCGCTTGCCTCGACGTGGCGCGGCGTAGCCAGCGTCCTGAGCATGGCGAAGTTCTACCGCGACGACCCTGAGCACGGCTGGGATCGCGGCCCGCACCTCTTCGCGGTGAGCGGCGCGCCCAACCCCGATCACAGTGGCATCTGGCAAATGTGTCCGCTCTCCGAGCCGGGCATCCACGCGGCGGCCTTCAACGCGACCCACTGGGGGATCGAGGTGATCGGCTCCTACGATAGCCAGCGCTGGGACGCGGGCACGGCAGCGCTGGCGCTGGGCGCCCTGGCCGCGCTGCATGACTGGGCCGGCTGGCGCGGCGTGACGACCGCCACGCTCAACGGCCACCGGGACGACCCGAAGACGACGAAGACGTGCCCCGGCAAGGCCGTCGATCTGGCCGCCGTGCGCCGGGGCGTCGCCGCGCTCCGGCAGGGGGCCTAGCCGTGCATGTCACACGACGCCGCCCGCCGGCAGCTCGCCCAGATGCGCGCCCGCCTGCGCCTCGACCCGACCAACAAGTTTCTGTCGGTCGAGGTCGCCCTCACCGCCCGGTCGCTGCGCCACCTCGACCGGGCCGACGCCGCCGGGAGATTGGAGCCGCTGCCCGCCCTGATCGCGCAGCTGGCCCAGGGCCAGATCACCGCCAACACGGCGGGCCAGGCGATCACCCGCGACCTCTCGCTGGCCGCGCAGGTGGCCGCCGTCGCGCTCAACGGGGCGCAGACGGGCGACATCCAGATCGGCGAGGTTGCCAGCGGCAGCATCTACCACATCTACCTGGGAGGGCCGCCGCATGACCCTGAGCGATGACGCCCTCGCGACCGAGGTGATCGGCCTGCTGCGCGACATCAAGGGGCAGCAGGACACCGCCGCGACCAAGCACAGCGCGATCGAGCGCGCCGTGCTCTCCCTGACCCAGAGCGTGGCCGCGCTCGACGACCGCCGCCTCTCCGCCCTTGTGGCGGCGCTCTGGGGCCTGGCCGCCGCCATCCTGATCGCCGGGGGCCTCGTGGCCGCCGCGATCACCTGGGGAATCTGATGCAGCCGATCCGCACGCCCTACGGCCTCGCCCCCGAGCCGCCGCCCGAGCCGATGGATCTCGCCGCCCGCCTGCATCTGGCCCTGTGCGGCGACCTGGCGCTGCTCGAGCAGGAGCTGAGCCGGCTCTACGTCGAGCTCGACGCGCTGCGCCGCCGCGTGGCCGCCCTCGAGCGACGCGAGCCGCCGATCCCGGAGGGCTGGCATGGCGAGTGACGCCCGCGCCCAAGCCCGCGCCGCCGGCAGCGAGGCCGTCGCCGACCGCCTGCGCGACGCCTGGCAGGCCATCGCCGACGCCGAGCAGGCCCGCGGCGCTGCGCTGTCCGCTGGCGGCGACGCCGTGGCCGCGCAGGCGATCTACGAGGCGGCGCTCGACACCTTCCGCCTGGCCCAGATCGACGCCTTCACGGTCGCCCTGGGCTACGTGCCCCTGATGTGGGAGCAGCTGGAGTCGCACGGCCAGCGCCTGGCCGCGATGCACGCCGCGATCGCCGAGCTGCGCGGCGCCGTGGCGCAGCTCGAGCGCGCCGTGGGGGAGCGTGACCCGTCGAGTTCGTCCTGAAATCTTCGGAAATGTTCGGTTTTGAGGACTCACTATGAGCGATCCCACCCCACAACCCACTCCCCCGCTCACTCTACAGGAGCGCTACGAGGCGGCGCTGGCCGAACTGCGCCCCCGCCACCGCAAGTTCGTCTCTGAGTATTTGCGCGACCTCCATCAGCGAAACGCGGCGATTCGCGCCGGGTTTTCGGCGAAAAGCGCCGATCAACAGGCCTCAGAACTCCGAAGAAATCCGAAGATCTCAGCGGCTATTGAGGCCGGTATGGACCTGCAGGTCATGCCGGCCAATGAGATTCTGACCCGGCTCAGCACTCAGGCCCGCGGCGACATGAGCAATTACCTCAGGGTGGACGAAGAGGATGTCACCCTCACCTGGTCGCTGATCAGCGCGCCGCTTGACCCGGAGAGTGGCGAAGTGGACATTGGCGGCCTGGTGGTGAAGTTGGCCACTCAGGATGCCGTGCAGCCCACTGATCGCATCCTCCGCACCGCGACGGTGAAGCGCGCCGTTGCCCGCCTTGACCTCCTGGAGGCTGGGCAGCGAGGCAAACTCGGCGTCGTGAAGAAGTACACCGTCGATAAGGACGGCAAGGAGTCTATTGAGCTCTACAGTGCAAAAGATGCACTCGAACTGCTAGGAAAGCACCGCAAGCTCTGGGGCGACGACCCCGCCGGCGGCATTATGAAGTACCTCGACGTCGCGAAATTGACGCCCGATCAGCTCGAGCGGCTGTCGGCTGGGGAGGACCCCTATGCTGTCCTACTCAGCCAGCAGTAGCCTGCTGCAGCTGCGCGCCCGGGCGGCGCTCGAGCTCCACCGGCGCCGGGAGGCCGGCGAGCTTACGGGTCGCTTCGACGCCTACCGCTTTGAGCCAGAGCGCTACATCACGGAGCAGCTGGGGTGGCAGCCATGGCGCGGCACGCCTGGCGCCCCCGGCCAGGCCGAGATCCTCGACGCCTACGCGCTGGCGCTGCGCCAGCAGCACGAGCGGCGCGACTACGAGTCCGAGCGGCTCGCCGCGCACGAGCTCACCTGCTGGCAGCCCGGCGAGACGATCCGGCGCACCGTGCGCGTGGAAGCGGGCCACACCGTCGGCAAGACGATGGTCGCGGCGGGCATCGTGAGCCACTTCTTCGACTGCTTCGACGAGTCGATCGGCTACTGCTTCGCCCCCGGCTACGAGCAGATCAACGATCTGCTCTTCAAGGAGATCCGCAGCCAGCGCCGCGCGCGCGGGCTCCCGGGGCGCGTCCTCGAAACGCCGGAGCTGAAGAGCACGAGCGGCGATCACTTCGTGAAGGGGCGCGCCACCAACAACGCGCACGGCCAGGGGTCGGAGCGCGTGCAGGGCCAGCACGCGCCCTACCTGCTCTTCGTGGTCGACGAGGCCGAGGGCGTTGAGGACTTCGTCTTCAACGCGATCCGCACGATGATCTCTGGCGGCATCGCGATCGTGGTGATGCTGGCCAACCCGCGCACGCGCACCAGCCGGTTCCACAAGGCGGCCGGGGCCGTGGATGTGGTCAACTTTCGGATCTCCTGCCTGGCCCACCCCAATGTGCTGGCGGGCCGCGAGATCGTGCCGGGCGCCGTGATGCGCGACTACGTCGAGTCGATGATCGACAACGGCGAGACGCGGCACTGCGAGGTGGTGGCCCAGCACGACCCCGATCAGCACACGTTCGAGCTGCCCTGGCGCCCCGGTATCATCTACCAGCCCGACGCCGAGTTCCTCTTCCGCGTGCTGGGTATCGCGCCGAGCAACACCGCTGTGAATGTCTTCTGCCCCGTCGGGCGCTACGAGGCGGCGAAGCGGCGCGCCCCCGCGCCTGAGGCCGCGCACCAGGCCCGCATCGGGGTCGACGTGGCCAGGTGGGGCGACGACGCGGGCGCGGTCTGGGTGCGCCACAGCGGGCGGGCCTACCGGGCGGCGCGGCTGGCCCAGCTCGACACCGTGGTCTACGCCCAGACGGTCAAGCGTGAGGCGCTCGCGCTCAAGGCCCGGCGCGTAAGCTCGCTGCACATCCGGGTGGACGGCGGCGGCGGCTACGGCGGCGGCATCGTGGATCAGCTCCGGCGCGACCAGGACCTCACGCGGGCCTTCCTCGACTACCAGGTGCTCGAGGTCAACAACAACGGGGTCCCCCACGACCCGAAGGCGTTCGCCGATCTAGGCACCGAAATGTACTGGCACGCCGCCGAGAGTCTCAAGGCCCTGGCCCTCGAGCGGCCCCCCGACGCGCTCGAGGCCGACCTGTGCGAGCGCACCTGGGACTGGGTCAAGGTGGGCGGCTACGACGTGAAGCAGCTCGAGGCCAAGAAGGTGTTTAAGAAGCGCCACGACGGCCGCAGCCCTGACGACGGCGACGGCTTGGCGCTCGCCGTGGCGCCCGATCACCTCTTCCGCCGGGCGCCCACGCGTCAGGCCAACTACCTACGAGACGCCCATGAGTGACCTCAGCACCCACAGCCGGATCGAGGCCGAGCGCAAGGCGGCGCAGCCCGACGCGGCGCTCGTGCGCACGTTCAGGGCCTACGCGAGAGGGAAGCAGCGGGGGACGCTCACCGCCGGGCAGGCGCACATTCTTCGAGGGCTCCTGGCGCACCGCTTCGCCGATAATGTCTGCGCGATGGTCCTGGACCAGGTCGCGGCGCGCCTCCAGCTGGCGCGCTTCGCCGTCGAGGGCGACCGCGCCTCGGCGACGGCGGCCGCCGCCGTCGAGACGGCGCTGCGCGAGCTCTGGACCACGGCGCAGATCCCGGCGCTGGCCGGCGCCGCCCACTACGCCACGCTGCGCGACGGCAACCACGCGATCGCGCTGGGCTGGGAGGGCGGGCGCGTCCGGCTGGCCCGCGAGCGCTGGTGGAACGGCAAGAGCGGCCTGTTCGTGGCCTACGACGACGGCGAGCGCCCGCGCTACGCCGTGAAGGACTGGGAGGCCCCGGAAGGGCTCCGGCGCACCATCTGGTACGCCGACCGGATCGAGCGCTACCTGGCCCAGGGCGACGGCTGGCGGCCCTACCGCCTCCCTGAAGATGGCGATGTGTGGCCCGTGCCCTGGCTGGACCGCGCGGGCGCCCCGCTCGGTATCCCCGTCGTCCACCTCGCCTGCCGCGAGCGCCCCAGCGACGGCGACCAGGCCGATGACCCGGCGCCGGCTTACGGCGTGAGCATCCTCGACGGCGGCGTGCTGGGGTTGCAGGATGAGATCAACGATGTGCAGCGCGACATCAGCGCCGCCGCGCGCTTCGCCGGCTACCAGATGCTCTGGGGCACGGGGATCACGCCGCAGCGGGACGCCGAGGGGAACGAGGTGCCGCTCATCGTCGAGCCCGGCGCCTTCTTCCGCGACGAGAACCCCGACGCCGCCTTCGGCACGTTCCCGGCGGGGTCGCTCTCCGAGCTCGAGCGCACGCTCACGATCAAGCTGCAGGCCGTCTCGCGCCAGACCGCGGTGCCCCAGCACCTCATCAGCGGCCAGTGGCCGAGCGGCGAGGCGTTGCTGCGCGCCGAGCGCCCGCTTACCGACCGCTGCGAGGCGCTGATCCGCGTCATCGGCCCGTCGTGGTCCAGCATCGCGCACAAGGCCACGCTGCTGCTCAACTGCTTCGGCGGCTATCAGCTGGACCCGACGCTGCTGATCACCAGCGTCTTCGCCCCCGCCGAGCGGCGCGACCCGCTGACCAGGGCGACCGTCGCCACCGCAGAGGCGCCCTTCGTCTCGCGGCGCGAGACGCTGCGCACGCTGGGCCGCTCGCCAGCGGAGATCGAGCGCATCCTGGCCGAGCTCAAAGAGGAGGCGAGCGCCGCGATCGCGGTGCCCCTCATCGCCACGAATGGAGGTAATGGATGACGGTTCGCGACGTTCGCACGATGACCGACGCCGAGGTGTTCGCCGTGCTCTGCGCACTACCGACCCCCTTCCGCTTTGAAGTGGGGCGGATCGCCCTCAATGAGCCAGATCCTGATCTGCTCAACACTCTGCCGGAGCTAACGCCCTTTCGCGATGAGCAGCTGGCGCGCAAGGCGCAAGAAGAGGCGATCCACGCCTCTAGGCGCCCGCGCGTCTTCTGGACGGTGATGATCACCAGTGAACCGCCCCACGGCAGTGGGGCGGCCTTCTATGGCCGGGCGCCTACCAGCGTGGGCGCCTACCACGATGTCCATAGGCAGATCGCCGCCTTCACGGAGGCCCTGCTACCGCCGTCGCAGCCCTGATAGACACCCGTGCTATCCTAGAAAGGAAGTTCGCATGCTTCGTGGCTTCATCGGCCCTCACCGCTACAGCTCTGACGCTGGCGGCGGGGGCACCGCGACACCACCGCCCACCGGGAGCGACCCGGGATCTGGTAACGCTGGCGCTGGCGATCCGGGCAAGGTACCCGCATCCTCAAGCGGGGACGACCCCCCTAAGACCGACAAGACCTTTACCCAGGCTGACCTTGACCGCATCGTCAAGGAGCGCCTCGCCGACTCGCAGCGCCGCGCCGACGCCAAGAGCGCCGCCGAGAAGAAGGCCGCGGAAGAGAAGGCCCTCGCCGACAACGCCGAGTGGAAGACGCTGGCCGATCAGCGCGGCGCCGAGCTCGAGTCGACGAAGGCCCAGGCCCAGGCCGCCACGGCCTACGCCAAGCGCCTGAACGCGCTCGCCGACGGGGAGATCGCCGACTGGCCTGAGGAGGTCAGGGGCACCGACCCCGGCGCGGCGAACGTCGAGGCCCGGCTCGACTGGCTGGAGAAGATGCGCCCGCTCGCCAAGAAGCTGGCCAGCCTGCCCAAGGCCCCCGCGACTGAGGCCGGCGCGGGCAACGGCACGCCGCCCCCGGCCGCGCCGGCAGGGCAGGGGCAGGGGACGCAGGGGAAGCCAGCGTACCGATTCGTCAACGAAAAAGATGTGGCCTGGTAGGCCGCAGTAGGAGTAGCACATGAGTGCCGTTACCAGAGTGAAGGCCAGGCCGGTCACGCCGGCGGGCTACGAGGTCGTGGACAAGGGCGTGGCCGCGACCGCGTGGGTCGCGGGCGACCTGCTGACCAACGGGGCGGGCGGGTGGAGCGTGGCGGCGGCGGGCACGCTGCTCGCGCACGGCATCGCGTTGCAGGATGCCTACGCCGGCCAGGGCGGGTGCTCGATTGGCCTGCATGGCGAGATGGATGGCTTCAGCGGCCTGACGCCGGGCGACCCCCTGTACCCATCGGCGAGCGTCGCCGGCGGCCTCGACACCACCGCCGCCAGCTGGTACGGCGTCGCGACCACGCCCGCCGTCGCCGTGCCCGTACAGCCGCAGATCCGCGCCGCGACCGCGACCCGCATTCGCTACCTGTTCGTCTAGCTCGCGCCGGCCGCGCCCGCGCACATCAGGAGAAGTACCGCTATGCCGATGGGCATCATTGACGGCACGACCTATATCGACTACCCCCAGGGGGCCGACCCCGCCTATATTCAGGGCCTGCGCACCCGCGCGGGCGTGGATATGGCGCAGCTGCTGCGCGAGATCAACGCGCGCATCGCCGCGCTGAACGGGGGGCTTGATCCCCTCGTGGCCATGCTGATCACCCCGACCATGGAGGAGTACGCGGCCACCAGCGCCCCCACGGCCTTCCAGGTTGACGAGCGCGGCGAGTACACGCTGGCCCGCCCGCAGCTCGTGGAGGGCGGGGCGCACATGCTCCCCATTCGCGACTACGACGTGTCGGTCGGCTTCACCGAGGATGGCCTCGAGTCGATGCCGATGGACCTGATCATCGCCAATGTCGAGTCGATGTTCCTGGGCTACCGCCGGCTGTACCGCCGGCTGGCCCTCGCGCGCCTCTTCAGCGACCTCGAGGTGCGCGTCGCGCTTCGGACGACCGTTACCAGCCCTGGCTTCGCCGGGAGCGGCACGGGCGACAACGTGTTCGCCCGCACCAGCTACCCCGATGGCACGCCGCTCCCCAGCCCCTACAGCCACTACTACCGCACCGCCGCCGCCGATCTGGGCGCGACGATCAAGCTGGCCCGCAACCGGCTGAGGAAGTGGCATAAAGGCCCCTTCGATTTGGTCGCCCCCAGTGCCCAGATCTCGGCGATCAGCGCGATCTCGGCCACGAACCCCCAGGATGGCTTCGTGAGCGCCGGCTCGGCCCTGATCCGTCAGGGCAGCGGGGCCAGCGAGGCGACGGTGGATGCAACCACGTATCTCGGCGTGCTCTTCGGCGACATCCGCGTCCATGCGGAGATCGACGATTTCAGCTCGGCCAACGTCGGACTCTTCAAGAGCTACGGCGCCCTGAGCCCGCAGAACCCGCTGGCGTGGCGCTACGACCGGCTGCGCGGGCGGGCGGCGACGTTGCGCTACCGCGACCTCTACCCTTTGTCAAATGCCGTGCTTCGCCAATCGCTTGGCATCGGCACGAATGACCGCACCGCCGCCACGCTGATCTCGGTGGCCGCGTCGGGCAACTATGTGCCGCCGACGTTTAGCTGACGAGGGAGCCCATGAGCGACCCCAAGAAGAAGGACCCCGCCCGGGCGCCGGTGCCTGAGCCCAAGGCGCCCCCGGCCCCGCTCGGCGAGTCCCCGCCCGCCCCGTCGCTGCCCCGCGCCCCGGAGGCGCCCCCGGCCCCGCTCGGCGAGTCCCCGCCCGCCC